TTCGTCGGTGAAGACGGCATCCACGCCGGTATCGTCGAACGCGATGACCTTGTCCTTCGCGGAGTCCTGCAGCTTTTTCAGTTTCGTCCGGAGCGCCTCGAGCGCCTTCTCCTCGCGCTTGACGGTGCGCCCATCCTCCCGGGTCATCTTCATCGCCTGAATGGTGCGCAGCTTCTCTTCGATCATCTGGTCCATCACCTTCGCCTGGCGCTCGGCGGAGATATCGAAGCGATCGAACTGGGAGCGCGCCATGATAACGGCGTCGTAGTCGGAGGTTGCGATGCGCGCCATGAGCCGCTGCCGGTTCTTCGCGCTGAAGTCTTTCTCAGTCGGAACGAGGACGTTCGAGCCCGGGTAGAGCATGGCGAACGATTTAGCCCACTGCTCTACAAGGTGATTCGGGACGTTGACAACTACCTTGCGCAGGAGCCCGGTTCGGCGCCCTTCCATAATCGTCGCGATAATGGAGTAGGTTTTGCCCGCTCCAACCGCGTGCGCAATCAGAGAGCGCCCTTCCATCAGGTTCCGCCAAACGATGTTTACTTGGTGAGGGTCGAGCGTGATGGAGGCATTCTTCCCGGGGAAGGTGAGATGCGAGCCGTTGTACTCCGGAAGGACGATGTTGTTGAAAGCGTAGTTGTACGCCTTCTCGAGGGGTTTAGCCCACTTCTCTGACTGCGATGCCCAGCCGTTGAACGCCTTGCGGATATTCTCGAGCTTCTGCCGTGCCAGCAGGGTTTCAGGGACGTTGGTAAACTCCCCCTCTTTTGTCTTCGATATGACGGTGGGCTCTTTCTGGTTGAGCCCGAGCTTCAGTAGTTCCGAGGCGTCATAGTAGGACGTGCCGTACTCGGAGGTACTCTCCGCCGTTCGGATGAAGCCTTGGACGTTCCACTCGCCCAGGTGATAGGTGATCTTCGGGCTGTCCTGGCCCATCACATCGTTAGTGAAGTCTCGGATAGCGTCGGTGGGAATCCACGTCGCGCCCAGCTTTACTTCAATCTCCGCGATAGGCACGTCTATGGGCTGGACCTTCTCGAGCGCGTCGACGTTGGGCGCATACTCCTTCATGCCCTGCGCGACGGCTCTGCGGGCGTCGTCGAGCTTGTCGCGGACGTAGCCGGAGAGGTACTTCTCCCTCATCTCGTAGTCGCCAGAGATGGGGTTGCGATAGACGAGCCCTACGTCGGTGAGGGTCTTGGCGATATCCTTCGCCTTCTCCCCCTTGAGTTTCGCCATTAGCTCGACGTCGGGATAGCCGCGCTCGGCGAGTACCTGATAGAGCGCGTCCTTCGGATCGTCGGCCAGGGAGGTAAGCGGTGTCCGCGGATAGATGGTCCGCCTGACGAGGATATCGGCGGGCGTACCCGTCTTGGTCGCCTTGTTGTAATGCTCGAGCGCCAGTAGGCGGGGGTAGTGCGGATCTTCGGCGAGGATGCCGTTGGCGGAGGTCGACAGATAGCCGAAGTTTTTGACGAACCCGTTGTATTCCTTGAGCAGCTTCTCCCGAAGCTTCGCAACCTTCTCGTTGCCCCTATCGTCGTCGGGCTCGGTCGTCATCGAGGAGAGGAGGTCGTTGAGTTGGTCACGAACGCCGATGAGCGCCTTGACGCGCTTTACCTTGTGCAAGCTCGGCTTGCCGTCCGTTCCCATCACTGCCTCTGCAGGGACCAGCTTTCCACCCTGTACCTGCCGGAGGTTGCCTTTCTCGTCTAGAACGTATTGCCCGTCCAGTTGGTTTTGCTTGGCAAACTGCGCAACCGTCTCCGCCTGGTTGAAGCCGACTCCCTTCTCCTCGAGCATCACGCCGCGGGGGAGCTTGGCTATCGCCTTCTCGAGGTAGTCTTCGATCTTGCCCTCGGCGTGCGGGTAGAGCGCGAACCCAGAGCGGGAGTACATCTGCGACACTGCCGGGCGTCCCAGCATCATGTGAGGATTCTTGACGAAGTATTCGTTGAGCTGAACATCGTGCATCGGGCCGGTGCCGTCTGCTTCGTCGGGAATCTGTGTCTTTACCGTCTTCTGCCAGTCCGGACCCTTGGCCGTCTCCCCTGGCGCCCGCTTCTGCAGGATGATGAGGTCGGTTGTAACCTCGGTGCCTGCGTTCTTCGAGAACGCGCCCGAAGGGAGCCGGATAGCTCCCAGTAGGTCAGCCTTCGACGCCAGCGCCTCACGGATGAGGTCGTTGGGCTTGTCCATGGTGCCGGTCGACGTGATGAACGCGACCACTCCGCCCGGCTTTACCTTGTCGAGAGACTTGACGAAGAAATAGTCGTGGATGTTGGCGTTGAGCTTGCGATACTGCGGGTCGTAAATCTTGCCGCCAAACGGGACGTTCGAGATAGCAAGGTCGATGCTGTTGTCCGGGATGATGAGCTGGGTAAAGTCTTTATTGAAGATTGCCGCATCCGGATACAGCAGCTTTGCGATGCCGGCCGTAACCGGGTCCAGCTCGTTGCCCATGGCGGAGACGTTATTGCGCATCGTCTTGGGCATCATGCCGAAGAAGTTGCCGGAGCCCATGGACGGCTCGAGGACGTTTCCGCCCTTGAATCCGAACCGCTTCATAATGTCCCACATGGTTCGGACTAACTCGGGGCTCGTGTAGTGGGCGTTGAGCGTCGACTTACGCGCCGCCTGTATCTCCTCCATGCTAAGGAGGTCTTTGACGGTGTTGTACGCCTGCTGGAATCGGGTGCGCTGGTCGTAGGGAGCGCCGTAAGGATCAAACACCCACTGCAGAGCACCCCAGCCGACGAAGTTTGCGAGCTTGGCCTTCTCCTCTTCGGTGACGGGCCGAGGGTTCTTCTCTACCTCGCGCAGGATCTTGAGCGCCTCGATGTTGGCGTCCATCTTCCCCATGGTGCCCGAGGGGGCCTGCCAGTTATCGGGGTGTGTGTACCATTTGGTATTTTGACGGACGGGTGCAGCGAGTTTCTTGTTTGCCTCTTTGACTAGAGGCTGTCCGGGGGAATTATCAAGGACTGAATCGCTTCCTCCCCGCGGTTCGCTGCGAGTCCCCGCTCCTCGTACTGATTCAGGAGCTTGATGCACTGGAGCGCCTTCGAGCGAATCTCCTTCTTCAGGGTTCCGCTCTCCTCGAGGCGCTTGTACTTCGTCGGAAGGTGCTTCTCCCACTGGCGCGATATCTCTGCTTCCAGTATCGGAAGGCGGGCGTCCAGCTCCGGATCTACCGCTACGCTCGACATTCGCCGCCTCCTTACCTTCCGGAGCCACACCCGCTCCGGTCTCTACCCCCTCCATGCCCGCCGCGCCGAGCGCATCGGAGGTTAGGTGTATGGGTTTATTCTGCGCCTCTACTTCCTGTTTTTCAACATTATTTGAGGCCGGGAAGTGCATCTCGAGACGCTCAAACGACTGCTCCGCCTTCTCCCGGTGGGTGTGATTCGACCAGATGTAGCCCGCCGCGTCCTTCACCATGAAGCCGTCGCCGCCCTCGGCGATGTGGAATGGAGGGGTTGGAGTAACCTTCTGCTCTCTAGCGTCTTCGACGGGAGGAACGCGCGCCGGTTCCTTGCCGGGTAACGAAAGGCTGCTCTCCTTGCCAGTCTGTAGGCTCTTGACGGTGAAGGTGACGGGCTCGGTCGGCTTCGGAGGCTCCTGCTTCGCCTCGGGAGCGTTCGGCACAACCTGTACGCCGGAGACGTCGAATCCCTTGTCTTTGGCGAACTGTAGCGCCTCCTCGCTCGTCTTCCAGCCACCTGGCTGTCCAGCTCCACCATAAAGCGCCTGCGGGACAAGCCCCTTGAAGCTCCACCCGCCGTTGGGGTTCTGGACCAGCGGAGCCGGGCCTTTCTTGTGCCACTCCGCCGTGGGCTTGGTTTTCTTTTCCTTCGTATTCGCCCCGCGTGTAATCGCCTCCATGCTGTGATAGAAGCTATCCGGGAGCTTCTTGTCTCGAGCAGGGTTCAACTCTCTCTTCGGCTCCGCCGCGATGTTCCACTGGTCGGCAACGGCTTGCGCCCCTGCCTGGTCCTGCCCCGCGAGCAACTCTTCCTTCCCGTCAGTTACGCCCCATCGCCCATCGTCGAATTTCATGGGCTTCCACTTCTCCTCTGGAAGCGGGCGAAGGTTCTTCGTGGGAGTCGTGTACTCTTTGCCCTCGGACTTGATGCGGGTGATTTTCTCGTTATTGTGCGCTACCGTGCCAATGCGATCTGTGCCGGTGCGATCTGTGAATCGAACCCTCGAGCCCTTATCCGTCTTGATCTCAACGTCGCCCTTTACCCTGCTGTCATCCAGATCGGTACGGCTGTTTTGCTTGTTGAGCCAGTCCTCGAGCTGTGGCTGGTTCTTGTCGGGTCCGAACGCGAGGAAGGTTCCGTCGACCGTCGTTGCGCCGAGCCCGTACTCCGCGATGTTGAGACGCTCGCCGCTGTTGACCCTGCCCATGTGGACCGGAACATCGTGCTTCTCCGCCTCGCGGAACAGGTTGTACCAAGGTGTTTGGGAGCCCTCGACGTATCCGGGGTTCTTCTCGAACTTTCCACCTGGCTTGAACTTCTCGGTATGTTGGCCGAGCTTCCATTCGGTTGAGCCTCCGATAAACAGGACGTCGATCTTGTCCCATGGGATTTGCTCCGGCATGAACTCGAGCCCGTTCTGTGCCGCCAGCGCAACCGGGAGACCCTGCTCGTGGATGAAATCCGCCCACTGGTCGAACTGCTTGAGCGTTCCGGACGCATCGCCGACCACGTCGGGAGCCACTACGAAACGGACCTTCTTTGCTACCTCGGGATTCTTGGCCGTCTGCTCTACCAGCTTCCGGAACTTGCCTTCATTGAATGGTGTTGTCTGACTGAAGACGCCGTTATCTATGGCAATGACGGGGTAATCGTCCGCGAACTTGAGATAGTCAGGCTTGAGCGGGGTGACCAGTAGGCCGATATCGCCGCGACGCTTCGCCGCTTCTCGGATGGCAGGAGAGTCCTTGCCGCTGAGGTATGTAACAGGATGTTGCACCGGTGCGGGAGCAACCTTCCGCCCGGCTCCTGGCTTCTCACCTTCTACCACTGCTTCTTCTGTGGTTCCTGTGGGTGTTTCAGTGGCCGGTACTACTGGACCGGCCACTGGCTCTGGCGATTGTCCGCGACCTCCTTCTCTCTCCGGATTTTCCTGCTCTACAACCTCTTTTGGCTCGGGCTCCGCCTTGGCCGGTACTGCGCTCTCAGTCTGCGGGGTCTCCGCCTCGTGCTCAAACTCGCCCTCCGCCAGCTCTACCGGTGCCTGCTCGCCCGCCGCCGGCGTCTTCGGTGGGTTGTCGCGCTCGTAAATCTGGTGGTAGCGGGTTAGATCCTCGAGCGGTATCCGGGTGAACTTGCTGCGAAGGTAGGTCGTAGCGTCCGGATAGAACTTCGAAAACTCGCTGTCCGGGTGGTACTCCTTGCTCATGTAGAACTCATCGAGCGCCTTCTCGATGCGCCGGTACTTCGGATCGTCGTCGATTATGTCGTCGTCGGTCTCAACCTTCGCTTCCGGGTGACGCTCTTGAAGCTCTGCCTTCTGGTCCTCCACCCTCTCCGGGGTAGCCTCTGCCGACTGGATGACTTCGCCCTCGGGGCTCTTTGCCTCCACCGTAACCGTCTCGGGTGCCTGCTGTAGCTCCTCGGTGGGCTGCACCTGGCCGGTGATATCGCCGATGGTTCCAGCCTTGATGGCGTCTTTGATCGTCGCCGCGCGCAGCTTCGTCGGATCGTAGATGTAGGTATCGCCGGAGACCTTTATCTCCTTCATGCCTGCCGGGAGCTGAAGCTTCTCCTCCGTGCCTCCCGCGATATGGACCAGCTTCGTCTCACCCTTGGCGAGGGATTGGAGCTTTGCCTGTAGCTCGCTCGGGGTGGGCTCCTGCGGGGTGACCTTCTTGGTCTGCTCGTACTGCTGGATAAGCTCTTGCGCCCGTCCGAACCCTACTTTCAGAACCCGCTGAATCATCGAGGTCGGGTCTTTACGGTCGGGATTCGCCTCGATAAGCGTCTTCACCCTGGCCGCGGTTTGCTCATCAGTGGTCAACCCGTTTTCATTCTTGGTGTTAGCTGCCTTTTCTGCCTCTTTTTGGGCCTTCTGATCCTCCTTCGCCTGATCCTTGAGCGCCTTCTCCTGCTCGGCCTGCTGCTTCTCTACTTCCTTAGCTTGCGTCTCCTGCTGCTTGGTATGCGAGGAGACCGCGTCGTTTATCAGCTTCTCCGCCGCCGCAGCAGCCTTCTCCGGAGTCTCCGCCGATACTAGCTTTCCGTCAGGACCGACAAAGCGCCCTGTCTTCTGTATCCAGTCGGCGAGACGTGAGTGCGCGTCCATGAGCATGGAGCCGCGCATTTCCTCTGGCGCCGCGGAGATGAGCTGCGCCATGGTGTCTACAACCTTGGGCGTTACCTGGCCCTTCTCCATGCCCGGGGGAACGGGCTCGGGTGGTGCCTTGGGTTGTCCGTTGCCGTTGCCGGTGACAATATCCTTCGCCTGCTTGGTAAGCGCGTCGGCCTGCGCGATCGTTGCCACTGCCGCGCTCTGGGTCTGCGCCTGGCTGACTTGTGCCGCGCCCGGGAGCATCGCGGGCTCGTTCGGCATCTCCGGGGCTCCGGGACGCTGGCTCCGCGGGATGCGGATTCCAAAGAAGCTGTCTCCGGACCTGACGCCTGCCTCGTAAGCCTGCGGGGTTCCACGCACGCCCGCCGATGGTCCTCCGCCTGGCGCCGCAACACCGATAGCCGGATTGCCTTGAGGATCTACACCGATATCGCCCTTGAATCCAGCTTTGCCGAGGGCTACGCCTGCGAGGTTAGGGAGGAAGAAAGCCGCAGTCTGAAGCAGTTCCTTCGTTTCGGGAGACAACTGCATCTTGTCTGCCGCGTACCCAGCGCCCGCCGAGCCGACGTTTCCAGCCTCCGCCAAGGTCAGCATCTTGATAATGGCCGAACGTGCCGCGATGTTGCCCGATGCTGCCAAGCTTCCCAGCTCCATCAGCTCCGGAGCCGATGCAGCGATTACTCCGGTCGAGCCTCCTGCGACGAACTCGGCCAGCCCCTTGGACGCTTGCCGGTTTGCAACCTGCTTCTCCGCGTCGGTCATGGGTACGGAGGGGAAGTTGCGCTCCCGGACTTCCGCGTCGGTCGGGGTGAAAGTCTTCTGTATGCCGCCGCCGAACTGCGTAGCCGCCTCTACTGCGCGCTTGCCTACCGATACGACCGGGCCCGGGTTGCGCTCGTAGGAGCCGCGTAAGCCTGCCTCTACCTGCTGTTTCGCCTCCTTGGGGATGCTGACGCCGAACGGGGAGCCCGGAGCCTCCATATCGAGCGCGGGATGCGCGGGGAGCTGGGGAGCGGTGCCGCCTGCCGGGTGCGCATAGTCGGGCTCTGCCGCTTTCGCTGGGGTGGAGTCTTCAAAGTCGAACTCACCCTGTTTGAGCGCAACGGGAGACGAGGAGGCATTTTCCTCCTCGAACTCCCCTGCAGAAAGCGTAACGGGAGACGTCGCCATAGGGGCTTACTTCCTTTTGACTATAGGTTTACCGGTCTGCGGATTTATCCCTGTAACTATACCTTGGCTTCCATCCGGTAATTGAACGGGATCACCCACTTTTAGCGTTTTATTTCCGACCTTTGCGGTCTGAGGCGCGGTTTGTGGGGGTGCCTGCGCCGCCGGGGCCGAAGCCGCCGGCTTGGGCGCAGGTTGTGAGGGAGGAGCTGCCGGAGCCGGGGCCGCATTCCCACCACTTCTTTGGCTATCCTCAGCGGGGATTCCGCCAAGGTCGCGGAGCCTGTCCGAGTGATCTGCGCCTATCTTGGTCTTCGAAACATTGAGGTCCGCAAGCGCGGCCGCGCGTTCCTCATCGGTTTGCGCGTTGGCCGCTGCAACCCGATAGTCAGCCTCCGCCTTGGTGTACTGAGCTTGAGTGTCCTTGTCGAGCTGGGAGAACTGCGCGGGTGTCCCCATCCGGACTTTAGTACCCTTACCCGCACCACCATGACGATATGTTTGTGTATCCGCCGCGGTCGGAGCATGACCGGTCTCCTGGGTGAACTGCTTCTTCCAGTCGTTATACTCCTGCGACTCAGCACTCGGGATGTGGACGTTGGTGGTCGCCGTGGGCTCCTTGAGCTTGCCGTTGGCGCGGTAGTACTTAGCCTCGTCGCCCTTGAGACCGAGACGCTTGACGTCTGCTTCACGCTGCGCGGAGATGCCCGCGGGAGACTTGGTAAACCTGTCGGGAGCCTGAACCGCGATCTTCTGCCCGCCGATGGTCCTCGCGCTCCATGTGCCCAATGGGTTGTTCGGATCGTCGGGAGCTTCCGAGCCCGGAGCGATGCCCTGTAACCGCTGCTGCTCTTGCGCCGCCCGGTTGGCGTTGAGCGTCTGCCAGTACTGCGCCCGGTCCTGCGCATTGAAGTTCTTGAGCCGCTGGTCGTACTCCTGATTCTGTGCGGCGATGTTGGCCTGCTCGGCGTCCAACCCTGTCTGGTCGGCTTGGAGACGCCCTTGCCGCTGCTCCTCTGCCCGGTTGTAGCGCCGGTCGGTGATGTTCTGGCCAGTCTCGAGCGCGCCCGGGACGTGTCCGTAGGCCATCGCCGCAGCCGAGAGCCCGCCTGCGAGGCGTTCCCAGAGGCGAGGCTTTACCGAGGCGTCGTTACGATCGGTGGGAACCGCATCTACCTGCTTCGCCCGGCTCCAGCGGTCGAACTGGGAGCGGTCAATGACAGGTACAGAGGGTGCCGTCAGCGCGGGTTGGGGAGTAACCCCAGCGCCCGCGCCCATCGGCATGGCAGTCGGAGGCAATGCCGACGCACTATCGTTCTTATAAGCGGAGTCAAGCGAGGCGCCAAAGGTAGGCTCTTCCTCGTCGTCTGGACGCTGGATGTAGTACGGGAGCGAATCTTCGCCGTAAGCCATGGGCTATTTCCTCCCGAGCCATGCGCCTACGCCCGTTCCACCCGCGCCTAATGCTCCGGAGATGATTCCGCTGGTCATCGCCATCTTCGCTTTGTCGAGGTCGGCGAGGTTGGAGGCTCCATTCGAGCGGCCTGCGACGGACGAGCCGTAGATATTCGCCTCGGAGTTTGCCGCGTCGAGTTGATTCTTGTAGAGCTGCTGCCGCTGGCCGAGCCACTTGTCGAGGTTGTCCGTATCCCGCTGCGCGTTGTACTGCGTCTGTTGCCGGGATAGACCCTGTGCGGTAGCGTCCCGCGATGCCTGGACGGCTGCGGTGTTGCCTCCGGTCCTGCGCGCGGTGTCTGCGGTCGCAGCGTTGGCCGCGGTCTTGGCGGAATTCATCGCGCCCGAGGTCAGGATGTTCTGGTTGGTGAGGTAGGACTTACTTTCGTAGGGGTTACCCTGAGCTATCGCAGAGTTGGTATTCGAGACGAAGTTGCCGACGTCGGTGTTATACCCGGAGAGCGCGTTGCCCTCCCACTTGGAGTAGTCGTTTACGGCGTCTTGGTTCGCTGTCTGCCCGGGTTTCGCCATCGCGGAGGGGAGAATACCATTTAGCGCAACCTTGGCAAGCCTCTTTCCCTAATCCGCTACTCTCCGGACCCAGAGAGAATACTTTCCGTCTTGACGCTTGAACCCTAACCGCTCGAGCGCCGGAGCCATGGCATTCGCCCATCGTTTCAAGGTAGTCATCTGCGCAATGCGGAGCCCGCGCTCCTGCAGAAACCCGCCAATTACAGGGAGAAGAGCGTCATGGGCTGCAAACGCTCGGCGATCGGTCGCGAACTTGATAACCTCCGCGACAGCCTCGATGTAGACTCCGTCGACAATGACGCCGTTCTCGTCTTCGGCGACAAGGGTGAGAAGGACGGGTTTATCGAAAAGGTTCGGGATATCGGCTGGACCGTGCTTCCGCGACTCGAGCAACAGGACGTCCGCTATCGCCTCCGCGTCTTCCTTGCCCGCAACGCGCCAGGTCAGACCGTCTACCGATAAGCGCCACTCCTGCCAGCTCACTCCCATGCAAAGGCCATCCAGTTTACGGAACCGTTCCAGTAGTTCCCCTGGGTGTCAGTGTAAGTGGTTTCTAGCGTTGGCGGTGTACCGGGATTGATGGCGCACTTGTAGACGCCTGCCATGGGGTGCGACGTCGCCGCCGCGCTCGCCGGGGTAGCGATGCCGAGCATCTTGTCCGAGGTGAACGCGCCCGCTGCTACCGGTAGCGCCAGAGCCGAGCCGTTTGGCCCTGACCCAGCTCCAAACGCTACCTTTGTCCCGCTGGGAGTGACGAACGGTAGCCACTGCCCTCCGGAGACGCCCACAACCGGATATCCCGCGCTCCACGAGAAGGCCAGCCAATTTCCCGTTGCCGACCAAGCATGTGCGGTCGTGTCTTCGAACTGGCAGTGCATCACCCCGCCAGTGATGACCGATTGAGTGATTCCTCGAGCTTGCCGGGTAGCGTTGAACCCCACGTTGGGGGATACGATCGACAGCAGCCGGCTTACCACCACCCATGGGAAGTCGGAGGGGAGACCGATAGCAGCGCCGTCCGCGGTGACGCCTGCGCCGATGGTGAAGTGAGCGCCGCCGGGGAGTTGGAAGTCTACCCAGAGCCCATCCGAGGTCGCCTGAAGGTTGTAATTGTCGGCCAGAGGGTCATAGAGGAAGGCGAAGACGTTCGCGCTGCCACTCCAAACGTGCGATTGACCGTCTTGATACTGCTCGCGGACGTAGGCCGGATAATCCGGAGGTCCAGATCCACCCGGGAGCGGGCTCGGAGTCGGGATATCTACCTCGTTGGCGATGATACCGTGCGCCAGGTTGGACGGCTGGGGTTGGAATCCGTTGGGTCCAGCTATCGCCAGCATCGCAGAGGTATAAAGCTCGCTGGGTACGCCGATGCTCTGCCCGTCTGCCGCGAAGGATGCCATCGCTGCAAAGAGTTGGTTTCCCGAGAGCGAGAAGAGCGCCGCCGCGCCGTTGGTGACGTCCTCCACGGTGACGCCCTCAATGCGGCCGGTGATCGTCTGCCCGCCGTTGGCGTTCTTCCAGAGGTTCCAGTTGACTCCGTCATAGCTCGAGCGGACCTGAAAGTACCAGAGGCCGGAGCCGAGAGAGCTTATCTCCCAGTAGGTTTGCGTGGAGCCGGTATCGCCGCCGAAGGTCTGGACGTTGTCCGAGATGGAGAAGCGCGGCGAGGTTGCAACCCTGATTTGGTGGTAGATAGAGACCACGTTTGCGATGTTCGAGGAGGCTGTAGCGTTTTGCCTCGCCTCGGTCGCCTGAATCGCGGATACCGGAGAGACCGCGCCCGGGTTGGTGATTTGTACAACGTAAGCCGTGGACTTGGCCAAGAAGGATACGTCTGCGCGTACCTGTGGCGGGGTGTTCTTTATAGCCGTGTTGGTTGCGGTGAGCTGCAGGTTTCCAGTGTTCGAGAGTGCCTGCAGGATCTCGCGCAGCTCCGAGTTGTTGCCCGCCGCCTGCTGAATCTTCTGGACCGGGATTACGTTTGTCTTTGCCATTTAGCCCGTTCTGGTCTGGAAGGTCGGGGTAAGCCAGAGGTTCGCAACGTGCATCTCAAACCAGTTATCAGCTATCCCGCCATTGTCGAACCCGATTCCGAAGCATCGCTCCTCGATGCCGACCACGCCAAAGTCTCGCTGCGACTCGGTCGTCGTAAGCGTCCACGTCCTCTGTGGGGTCGACAGCGGGTAGTAGACGCCCTGATCGTCGCGTGCGTAGACGTTGATGGGACCATGCCCGATAGCCGAGCAGGAAGCGCCCTCTAGCTGGTAGAGCGCAAGTGAGGCTCCGGGCCCAACGACTCCGTCCCACTTCGACATATAGCCGACCTTGGTAATGCCGTCATAGGCATCGTCGAAGTACTGCCCCTCCTTGAGGGTGCGGAGCGCGCCATCCGGTCCACCGACCATAAGCTCCTCGGTGAGCGCAACGTTGACTTGCGAGCCGTCCGGATCGTAGCGCCGAGGAACGTAGCAGGTTTCCTCCGCCGTGACGTCGTCAAGGGACCACTTCCGCCCGTTGAGGTTGGGAATCATCCTCCCCTGGCGTACCGCGAAGACAACCGGCTCCTCCCACCCGTACTGGTAGTTGCAGGTCAGAACCTTATTCCGCGTCTGCGATCCATCGAAGGGAACGGCAAAGCGCAGCTCCCGCCGCTTCTCGTCGATCGTTACCTGAATCAGATAGCCGTAGGTCCAGTTGATACGGTCCCACCATCCGGGCTGGTCCTGCGTGCCTATCAGCTCGCGGTTGATGAGCTGGGGCTGTCCTCCGGTAAACCGGAAAGCGCCGCTGCGGTGCGCGTAAGCAAGGAACTCGGTCTGATTGTCGTTGTCGAGCCCTACTGCTACTGCCTTCGAGCCAGTGGGTCCGGATCCACCCCAGAGTCTATTCGTCGCCCATGTCGACGGGTCGCCGTCATTCGGGACGATGGCGTATCCGGAGTTTTCCTTGAGAGCTAGTTGGTTCTCGCGGAACTCACGGAAGCAGACGCAGCGGTCGCCGTCCGCTTCGGCCACTGGAAGGTTCGAGCCCGGGATGCGGATAGCCTCCGGGTCTTGCACGTCCGAGACGATGAAGGCGGAGGGGAAGCCCTCCATGCCGGTGTAGACCACGCGAAGCAGGGACTTCGAGAAATAGACGTCCGAGGCGTCTGTCACTTCCACCCGCTGCAGATAGCTCGTAATGTCTGTGGCGCCAGGGAGGTAAGAGTCGGTGATGTTGAACTCTATGTTGGTCGTCGTGTTGTCGTTGATGCGGGTCGACGTGATCGGTATATCCGGCTGGTTGAATCCCGGGCTTTCGACGTCGTCCTGCGCAACGTAGGCGTAGGGGCCGGCTGCGGAGGCTCCGGCGACGGTGAACCCGCAGATTCGAGCCGTGCAGTTGTAAGGTCCGATGGGAAGATTCGGAACCCTGATTCTCCGCCCACTGTTAGAAATGTCTACCGGTATCGGTGCCGAGCGGGTAAACCCGGTCTGGTACGCCGTCCTCGTCTCGAAGATGACGACCATATAACGGAGCCCGGGGTCGACGTTGCCCTCGCCGGAGATGTTGGCCGTATTCACGGCTGGGAGCGCCGGGCCGGTCGGGTAAGCGTTGAGGGTGAAGTTGGTTGCGCCCGCTATGCTCGCCGCGTACTGCGCGTAGTAGGTCGGGTCAATAATCTTCGACTGATCCGGGAGGCCGGTCTGGATGATGTACGCATAGGCGTTGTATCCAGTCGCGCCCGCCGCGCCGTAAGGTCCACCAGTGCCTAATGCTGCAGGAATCGGCGGAGTCACCATGGTTAGGTCGACGGGCCCGCCTGTCTGGTTGTGGTAGACAAAAACTTTAGAGTGGTCGAGTTGGCCGTTGGTGTCGGTGAGGTCGTTGGTGCTCTCTCCCACTGCCGAAACGTAGGTCAGAACGACATAGACCCATGCGCCGTCGATAATCGGGGAGCCCGCGTCGGAAGGCTCGGCAACGAAGAGGGGAGCGAAGGGGTCGGGGAGACCGGCTCCGGCTGTGGGAGTGTCCTCGGTGAAGGTGATATCGCCCGAGACGACTATGGCGCCAGGCGTGATAGGCCAACCCGGCTGTGCGCTTCCAGTCTGCCCGGTGCCGGTGTAGGAGGTAACCCGGTAGAGGTGTCCGGTGATGAGCGGGTGCCATACGCCCTGAATTGCCGGGAGCCCGTTGGTGATGAATTCGGAGGGAGAGACCATCTGACCGACGCGAAAGCGGGTCAATGGCGTCCATGGGGTTCCGACTGGCTTGTCGGATACGGGGTCGATGGTGCCCTGCTCCGGGTCGTAAATCATCGGGTTTCCGATGCCCTGCGCGAGATTGCCCTGCGCGACGATGCCCTTGTTGAAGGCTTGAATGATGCGCGGGTTGAGGTTGGCGATGCGCGGGAGGTTCATATTCGCCAGCGCCGCGTCTGTGGTGAGCTGGGTAACGCTCGGCTGCTGGAACGGGGTGGCAGAGTAGATATTGCCGTCGACCGCGGTGTAGCCGAGAAGCTTGATTATCTCGTCGCCGTTGTTCGACGGAGCCAGGTAACGGATGTTCTGGAGACCGGTGAGCCTCGAGCCTTGTATGCCAAAGCGGAGGCGCACGTCGAAGCCCCAGCGTGTCGCTATGGACTGAGCGCGGTAGCGGCAGTTCGTCACATCCCGCGCCAGCCCTAGCGGCAACTGTGTTTCATTGTCCCAAAAGACGGCAGAGCCGAAGCGAGGGACAATTTGAGGTTTTGCGTCTCCGAAGTCCATCCGTCCTCGCGCCTAGACTTGGGTGTAAGAGTTGACTGAAACCGTAAGGTAAGTGGGGGAGCCCGTCAGCCCTGCAGGGAACGCGCCCGCTGCAACTTCGGTTGCCGCCGTGGTGTAGAACTTCAGCAAGAAGCCCGTCGCCAGGGTCGGTGATCCTACGCCCGAGGAGACAACCTCAACCTCATAGCCCGCGGGGGCCACAACGCTGAACTGGCTGAGAGCTGGGAGCCCGGGTCCACCGAAGTTGACCGCTTCGTAGAAGCTGGGATTGAGGATCGTCGAGAGGTCCAGAGCCACACCACCCGTTGCATAGTTGCCGGTGAGGGCCAGGCTGTAACGCTTCTGGATGTTGCGACGGCTGGGTAGGGGCTTGAGTGCGGTAATTGCTACTGCCATTGTGATTCCTCCTGCGCTTTCGCGGGTTCGGAAGTTCGCTGCGGTTGAGGCGTCTTAGGTTCCAGACGCGCGGATAAAGGGGTCTCCCATCCGGAGGGTGCCATGCAACGGCTTCGCCTCAACCGGGTTGGACTGCTGATTCTTTACGATGACGTCTTTGAACGCCTGCCATGCTCGCGTTCTCTTGAGTGCGAGCGCCGCCGAACGCTGCTCCATGCCCTTGCGGGCTCCCGCTATCTCGGAGGCAACGTCGAAGGCGAGGATATGAGCCGTGCCGCGGACTACGCCGGTATCAGGGTCGACAACGTTGGTGCTCACCACGTCATAGAAGATTTTGAGCGTCATCGTCTCGACGGAGGGTGTGATTTGGATGGCTCCCTGCGCATAGCGCCATTGCAGAGCGCCAACGGAGGCGGAGTCCTGAACCTCTGTCAGCTCGCCAACCGGGCCGATGGATGGCTGATACATAATGTCGGGCTGTCCGGTGAGCTTCCACCACACGCCCTTGGGGAGCTTCATCGTCGCCAGAGCTTGCCCGGCTACCAGAAGATAGGAGAGGTCGGTGATGTTCGCAGCAATATCCACGATGGCGATTGCTTCGATGTACTGCATCCCGGCTTGCTCGAGCTGGACGTCGAGCACGTCGTAACACTGGTCGATGAAAGGGAGCTGATACGCGATGGGGTAACGGCTCATCGTCGGATCGTCGAGGAGAGCAGCGGCTCTTTGGGCTACGGCGTTAGCGTCCTGAAGCATCTACTCTCCTCGTTTCCTTTACCAATTTCGTCCTTCGGTGCCCGGCTCTTCTCCCTCGAGCTTCTGCGCCTGCGACTGGAGCGCCCGCTTCTGCGCGATCGACAAGGGACGGGGGAGACCCTGCTTTACCCGTTCTGGCCGCTCGTCTGCCGTCTCCGCAACGAAGGCCGAGCATCCCAGCTCCTCAACCTGCTTGCGGGTAAGGCGCTCGAGTGCGGCGTGCTCCTCGGTGATGAATCCCTCGGTGAAGGCTTGCGCCGGGTCGAGGATCTCGTTGCAGACGGTGCAGGTCAGCGCGCCAGCCTGCGGCGTATTCTTGCAGCGCGGACACTTGGCCTGAACGTCCTGCAGGCGCCGGGCTTCGGTGATCCACTCCGGGAGGTTGTCGATGATGCCGTACTGCTTCAGCCACATCGCACAGAGCCGGTGGTATTCAACGATGTTCTTCGCTCCCATGTGGTTCGGGCTGTTCCACTCGGCATTTGCCTCTTCGATCTTCGAGCGCATCCATACAAACATGCCCTCTTTGCAGGCTTCCGTACCCTCTTGGAACTTATCCGACTCCATGACTTCCTTCGTCATGTAGCCCTCAAAGAGGTAGATTCCGCCGTATTCCTTGTACTGCTCGAGGAACTCTTGCGCGAGCTGGATGGGGTGATACTCCCATGGCTGCTTAGTGTTCTCGCCGCGCTCCATGACTTCAATCGCGGGCTGATCCCATGTGTGCCAGGAGAACGGGTACGCTCGGCCGGCTGCGACGTCTTCCGGGTGAGGAGCTGGAGCGATGCGCACGCGGAGAGATTCCATCGGGGAGCACACAATCAGCGGAATCGGGAGGAAGCTGACCAGCGTATACGGACGGAGCCCCGTAGCCGAGATACGCTTCAAGACCGCATTCTTGAGCGCCATGTAAGCGTGATCGTAAGCGCGACCGCGGACAATGCCGCCGTCCATAGCTGCAGCCTGAGACGGGACATAGCCGGTGCGCGCGGTGTTGATAACGCCGGTAGAGGGGTCTGCAATGTGGTGCTCGACGGTTGCGGGACCGCCGCCTGGTCCTCCGGGCGCTACTACCCCGCCAAAGTCTTGGTTGACCATCTCTCGAAGTTGCTCGTCGCTGAATACTACGGGTCGTGTTGCCATGTTTGTGGGCTCCTAGTTGCCAAGATGTGAGGTGAAACCTGCTTTTTCGAACTGCCTTTGTCGCCATCTTCCAGCCTCAAGGGTGTTGCTTGTGAGTCCCTTTGTTGAGTCCATCAGTCGGCGAACGTTGGTTTTGTGGGCTGCTGCGTCTCGGTCGGCTTGCCGCTTCTCCTCCGCCAAGACACGCATACGGACGAACTTCTCGACGTCCTCCGGATAGGAGTCGCGCTTCGTCTCCCGGAAGGAGATGAAGTCGATGAGGAAGGTGATATCCGGCTCCGCCTCGGTGAAGGGGCCGGTGACGAAGAGATAAGCGCCCTGGTCGGGGTAGGGGCCGAGTGTTGGAAGGTTGGTCCCACGGACGACGTTGTTCTCCCAAGCCTCCCGGGAGCCGAAGTACTCGGCGGGAAACCACTGCTCGAGAATCCATCCCTGCTCGTCGAGATGGGTGTAAGCCGGCGTCTCGCGCATCTCTACGATGATTCGGTCGGCTTTGTGGTCGCTGCCTCGGACTGCGCCCTCGCGGTCGACCTTCATCCCGCCGCGATCCTCGTAGGATAGGTCATCGTCCCACTCGTGCCAGGCTCCCGCCGTCTTGTGCATGACGAACTCGCTGCGGACCACGCGGAAGATAGGAAATCCGTTCGGAGACTGACCGCTCCTCCGCTCGAGGATTTCGTTGATGAGGCCGGACGGCTCGGGACCGGCGTAGTGGTCAAGATGGTTCATTTGCTCCCTTGGAAGTAGTAGGGGAGAGAGCCCCGTCAAAACCCTCTCCCCACTCCCCAGTGCTCCGGCTATGGTTAGTAACCGGTGGGCTGCTTGGTGTTGTAAATCGAGCTTCCAGCCTTCGGGTTGTCAACGTAGTAGTTCACGGTGTCAACCATGTAGCTGTTCGCGCCCGAGGTAATCATGCCGTTGGTTCCAATCTGCTGGAAGACCTTGCGACCTTCCGAGGTGAACCAGAACGGGGGATTGCCCCACTTGATCTTTCCCCAACGCTCCGTGTTGAGATAATCCCAACGCTGAATGTGCGCGTGGATGTTCTCAACCGTAATCTCGCCGTTGACCGTCGGGTCGTCGCGGAAGAGAAGGTCATAACCCTTCGCCTTGCCGTCCGTAGAGAAGATGTTGAAGAGCGGTCCTGCGAGCTGCTCGTAAGCTGCCTTCTGCGCAGGGTGAACATGAATCTTGAACGTCGAGGACTTTACGGCCTCGAGACCAAGAGACTGCTTTATCTGATCGAAGGGGATGCGGAGCAGGGGCGCCGTCACCATCGAGGACGAGGCATTGAGCCCGTTCGAGATGATGAAGTTGTTGGTTGCTACCGAGCGGTCCAGACCAACCGTAATACCCGTCGTCGCGTTCGACATCCAGTACGGAATACCGTAGGTGAAGGTCGGAGAGCCGGTCGTAAGACCGTTCACGCGGACGATGGTGTTGGTTGCGGTGCCGCCAGGGATGGCGTCAACCTTGATAGTCTGCGCCGAACCCACGCCGGAGTTGACAGCCTGCGCCGTCGCCGAACCGAGGAGGGTGGTGCCGTTGTAGAAGTCCACGAGTTGATTCTTCACCACTTCGCGCGCGCCGAAGTCATTCGGGTTGAGCGTAATGAGAAGGTTCGGAGCGTCTACCGCGGTTACGGTGCCGAGGGTTCCGGTGCCGTCTCCGGTGCAGAGGATCATATCGCGCATCTGACGGACGCGCTCGATGGTGCGGCTCATCTGCTTGGCCACAACGTTGACAACCGTGAGGTTGGGCTTACCGGCCAGCTCGGCCAGCTTCGTCCAGCCAATCGGCACAGCCCAGGAGACCGGGGCCATGGTGCCCTGCTGCCAATCGGAAGAGCCCGCCGTCGGGAAGTTGACGTTGGGGTTGTCGAGATAGATGGCCGACACGTTTCCGGGAAGGGCATCCTCAAAGGTCAAGCGGTAGGTGTGCGCGGAAACCATTTCTGCGCGTCCGTTGTCCGCAATGAGCTTGTCCAGTACGGCATCGCGCTCAACAAGGAGCTGCGGATCGTCGTACACCTGTTCGATGGCTACGGCGATAGCGCCTACGCCTGCTTGCAAATCTGCCATGTCAATAACTCCTGTGGTTGTGAAGAAGGGGCTATTGTTTCGCTATCGCGTTCCACCAGCAGCAGCACGTTGCTTCCGCAACACTTTCTCTGTCAGGATCTCTTGCACGGACGGTGTCCTACCGTTGTTCCGCGCTTTGAGGTCTGCCTCAATCTGGGGAATCGAAAACTGCTGATCCGGACCGGATTGAGCCCCACCCTGAGCAAGAGGAAGTGAGCCTCTGTTCTCTGCCCTGCTGGATTCTTCGCGAGCGGCTTGTCTCTGCTGTCGCTGCTCCGCCTTCGTGGTGATGCTATGGCCGGCGTTTTCAAGCGCCTCCGTAGCGATCGTCCAAAGGTGGTCGTTGATAAAGCGGGTGTTGAGCCGGGTCATCTCCGTTTGGCGTTTCTGGCCAAGGGGGAGTCTCTCAATCGTGGCTCGCTGCGTCTTGTAGGACCGGTTAGTCCCAACCAGAGTGGCAAGGCGATTGTGAATGTTCCGGATTACGGTTGTGCGCTCGAAGTCGCTCAGCCCTGTTGCCCGCTTGACGATTGAGTCAATGGAGCCGTTCAGAACCTTGTCGGTCGCCTCGATTACACGCTGCTCGAAAGCCTGGGTGGCGACACTTGCGTCTCGCTCCCTCTGCTCTGTCAGTTGCCGTCTCTCCGCCTCAAGTGCTTCACGCTGAGACTTCAGCTCATCCGACTGGTCATCGTTTGCGGTGGAGGGCCGCAGACCGCTACGCTCCATTACCACGTCGTAAGCTGCAAGTGCATCATCGTCGCCCTTGGCCGTAGCCTCGGCAATTCCCGCCTGCATCTCCCCAAGAAAGAAGTTCTTGAGGAGCTTTCCAACTGAGCCGTCCGTGACGATACTGCCGTCCTGACGCCTCAAAACCTCTCCGTTTTCGTCCCGGAGTGCGCTGCGCTCTACCATCGCCTCGATGAATGGAGCGATAGACTGCGGCTTCCCATCTTCAATCTGCCCGAGTAGGTCGGACATATTGCCGAGCGCGGTGTATCCCTCGACGGCAACCGTCGCCTCGTCCGGGGAGCCGATAATCTCGTCGTACCGGGTCGCCCGCTCCGCCAGCCGAGCGTTAGCGAAGAGCTTGTTTTTTAGCTCTGGCTTGGCTTCGATGGCTGCAGCGAGTGCAGGATCTTCCGAGATAGCCGTTCGCAATTCGTCTACAGCTATCGCTCCGGTGGGGTCGTAGGAGTCAAAGAAGCTTTCCTCGCCTTGAGCCCCTTTGTCTCCCTGCTGCTCCCCTTCCGGCTTCGCTCCGTCTTTCTGCTGTCCACCCTCTTGGCCGGGCGTTTCTCCGGCTGGAACTTCGACATTTTTGTCTCCCGGTACGTCTTTCGCTGGGGCTCCGCCTGTTCCGTTAGGGTCGAAACCCTCGGAAATCTTGTCGCGGATTACCTCGAACGTCGAGCGCGTATCCGGAGCTGCAGGCGTAGCCGGTGCGGCTGGAGCTGCAGGAGGAGGCGTCGACGGGGTCGATACGGGAGTAGAAGGCGTGGAGGCGGGTGCGCTCGGTGCGGACGGAGCGGCGGCGGCGGGAGCGGCGGAAGCGACGGGGGTGACGGTAGCACTCATATTGGCGGCGAAGAGAATAGCATTAGCCGTTTAGAGCGCAAGTTTTTTGTTTACTGCGGTGGTGCCGGTCCACCCGGGCCAGGAGGAGCGCCTCCGGGCTCTCCACCCTGAGCCTGCATCTGCTGCTGAAGCAACATTTGCTTGGTCTGGTTGACCGCGTTGAGCATCGCTGCCTGCCTGAGAGCTGCGAGGACATTGGCGAATCCGTCCGCGGTGTCGGGATTGTCTTCTAATTGCCAATTCTCCTGCAGCCAGTTGCGGAAGATGGTGACCGCCATATCGAAGTCGTCGAAGTCCTCGGAGAGAGGAATCGAAGGAACTAACATTGGCGCTCCGTCTGGTCCCTGCGACATAGTCGGCTTTTGCTTGGCCAAGTCCTTTACGAGGATCTTCAACCGGGCGCGCTCGCGGTCGCCGGGGAGCTTGATGTTCTCCGGAAGGAGGTAACGAGCGACAACTTTCTGCGTATCCGGGTCCGAGAGGACGTTGGCCAAGAAAGGATTCTTTGCCATGTGCCCCATCAGCTCCATGATTCTGCCCTGAATCTCCTGATAGCTCGAGGGGAATCCCTCGTCCGACTCGGCGTAAGCGAGGAAGTCGCCGGTAAGCTCGCTCTTGAGTAGGGTGATTTGCTCAATTTCCCCAGGCTCCTCCCCAACCTTGGAAATCTTGAGCTTGTCTTCCATGTTGGCGATCGTGCAGCGTACCGACTGCTCCGCGCGTGAGGCGTGCTCCTCGCGAATCTGGTCCCAGAAGAGTTTCATGCGGCCGAGTGCGGTGCGGAGTGCCTGCTCCTGCCCGCCCATGGTCTGTACGTTCGGATCGGAGCCTCCAAAGGTCTGCGGCTGGACGCCGGCTATCACCTGTGCGAGCTGGACGAGCTGCGCGCCGTACTCGTAAATCTTCGAGTCGATATGGAACTGAGGCTGATAAATCAGTTTCTCGAGGTCAATCTCGCGCCCATCGTCATCCTTGCGGCTTACCGGAGTGCCGTTTCCGGGGTTCAGTGGCTTCTGGGTCATCTTCTTCCAGTCGATTTTGTCGACGTCGTAGAAGATGGTTCCGTAGGCCAGGCGATCCATGTAAGCGTGAACAGTGTTCGCGCAATCGTTGATTCTGACTTGGATATCGAGCGCCGCATCTCCCACGCCGAACGGGTAGAGCCCGGTTCCCTTGATAGTCGGGCACCAAGTCCAGTGGTCGAGCATCCTCTCGCCAACACACTGCAGGAAGGTATCCGCGTAGGTGACCAGACGGCAACCGTCCGGATAGAGCTTCTGCAGCTCCTCCGCCTGCGCTTTCTTCTCGAGCACAGCAAACGCCCAAGGCTGAATCCAGCAACGAGAGTAGGTTCCGCGCTTGTCGCCCGCGGTGGTAACGCCGAGCCCGCCCGAGGGAGAGGTCTGAATCTGGCGCGCCCGCTTCGCCGTGTCCTCGCTGGAGCTGGCATCGCCGCTCTCTCCCTCTTGGAGGGTGTCGTACAGTTCCGGGAAGGCTGACCGAGCCTGCGCAATGTTGACTTCGCCCTCGAGGTCGAGGATGCCCGTCTCGAAGAGGTCCATAGCGTCTGGGTCGGCGTCGACGTTCAGCCCGCAGAAGATGTTCATTGCGGTCATCGAGTTTGCCTTCTCGGTGAAGCCGGTCTCGGTCGGGGTGTTCATCGAGTAGGAGGGATAGAAGTCCTCTCCGGATAGTGGCATCCCGCACTCCGGACACTGGAGCTGCTGCTGGAAGGGGCTCATCTCGTCGACGGGAGTGACTTCCTGACAGCCGGGGCAGACATAGCGGTCGGGAACAACCTGCTGCATCTGCATCTCGATATTCGGAATCTTGGTTACGCCTGCGCGGTCCCTCGAGACGATGTTACGGGTATAGCAGAAGTAGGAACCAGTCGCCCAGAGGAAGAGAAGCTCGAGCTTCTGCAGCGCCTTGATGCCGTTCCTCCGCTCGTTGTCTGCCTGGATATGGCTCGCCTTCGAGGCAACCTGAATGTCTTCCTCGTCTTCGGCGTCCTCTGGCTGGAATCGGCACTTTGGAACGTCTGGAGACAGCGCGGCGATGAAGGCTAGGCCGAGCATTTGATAGACGTTGTCGTTGTACTGATACGCCTCAATCGAGTTAGTCGAGCCGTTGTTTCCGCCAATGATCCCGGAGAGGGTGTCGAAGTCGAGCGAGTTGTCGCGGAAGAGGATGTAGGGGTTGTTCTTGAAGAACTCGATTGCCCGGAGAGCGCGACGGACGTAGACGCGACGCTTGGGGGCGAATGACTCCTTGAAGATGGTGCGAACCTGCATCAGCGCCTCTTTGAGGTCGGGACGCAAGCCCATCTGTTGCGCTTTGTCGTCTGGATTGCCGCGGTCGGGATTGTCGACGGATGGCTCAATCTCGTTGCCATGCATCGGCGGGGTACTCTGCCCCTGCTGCGTCGGATCTATGGCGTAGGCGCCCATGCTTTACGATGCCTTTCTTGCGTCTGCCTGCCCTTGAGAGATGGCTTGGTCGATTGCTGAGAGCACGCCCGGAGGAGGTCCGAGGGGAACGCCGGGGCTGTTACGCGCAATCTTGGCTTCCTTGATTTGCTGGCGAAGACGCTCGATGCTGCGTTGGAGCTGTACTCCATTCGCCCGCACCATGCCCGCGGGAGCTTCGTTTCTCAGGATGAGCATGATTGATTCGGTATCGTCCGGGTCCACTTCGGCCAGGTCGATCGTTTCCGGGAGTGGCCGGGGCTCGTCGCCTCCTACCGTGCGTCCCTTTCGGTCGACCAGTACCGGCTGGGGAGGCTTCGCCATCTCTACGAGTTGATTAGCGAACTTCGAAGCCCGCTCCCGCTCCTCGTGCAGGAGGGTCCGGAGCGCGGCATTCTCCCGATGGAGCGCAAGCTCGCGTTGGTCGCGCTCGTGAAGGATTGCCTCATGGGCGTAACGGGTTATAAGCGGGCTCTTCACTGGGTTAGGAGTGCTCCGTCACACGAAGGACAGTTGCTCCGCTCATCGCCGCAACCTGGACCATTACATCGGCTGTCCGAGCGTTCAACCCTGTCTGAGTCGGCCAACCGATAATCTCGCCGCGTGCGTTGCCATGGGCGTCGCGGTCACCGAGGATGAGTGGCTGCTGGTCCGGGGGATAGTTGAATATCGCGGTGAAATTATCATTCGGAAACTTCACTGCGAGCCCGTTCCCGGTGCCGGTGCCGTCCTCGGCCAGCTCCACCATGCGGGTGAAGATGGACGCGGGGATAGGAGTAAACGCCGTAGTGAGCGCGAAGAGACGTCGAACTGAAGCCTGCTGGGATGGCAAGTTGCTTACCTCCGACGGAAGATTCCGCGGGCGCCGGTCATCGCTGACTGGTCCTCGTCTTCATCCATGGTGTTTCCTGCGCCTTGGGTTGGTCCCTGCTCGCCATGAGCGGAGACGGGAGGACGACCGAAGATAGTGGCTGCGCCGGGCATAGCGCCTTGAGTCTGCGCGCCGGGCTGGACCGGAGGAGAGTTACCCGCATCGGGAGCGCCAGGGCTCGGAGGAGAAGCCTGCCCGCCTGCCTGGCCGGGGTCCGGAGTGGTGGGAACGCCGTTCGGGGAGGCTGGCTTGTACTGCCCGCCTGCGCCTACTGCCTGTGCCTGCGACTGAATCTGCGGGCCGAGCTTGCCGGTAAGGGCTTGAACCATCTTCGCCTCGGGTACGGGCTGGTCCTCGGGGCATCCGAGCGCCTTGCGGAGCTGGCGTACTGCCATATCAGCGCCGGGGGAGGGCTGCGCTGACGGATCGGTCGAGGTTGGAGGCGTAGATGATATTCCGGGAGGTAGCATTAGGAGACGTCCTCTCACAAGTCGCCGGAGAGAATACCATTTGCACAATTTGAGACCAGAAAAAAGAAGCTCCCCCCGAAGGGAGAGCCTCTTTCTGCAACCTTGCCGAAGGATTGCATCGCTTTTACCGGGCTTGCCGGAGGGCCGGGGTATGTGTGTACGCCTACTCTACCACTTCCGGATCTTCAGGGTTGCCGGTCCCGGGTGATGGGTCCGTGGGGCTGGGATTGCTCGGCGAAGCTACCGGATAAGGCGTCTTCGTGTCCATCGGCGTAACGTTCAGCGGCTCCTCTGCGGGAGCAGGATCGTCCGTCGGTTCGACCAGAGGCGTCCGGTCAGCTTTGAGAGCGGCGATGGTTTCGGGTGTAATCTCTACACCACTTCCTGCCTCCCAACCCTGAACTCCGGTCGAAATCAGCTTCCCGAAGTACAGCGCGAGCTGGAGGGCAATCTCCGTAGGGATGGCTACTCCCGGGTCAACCCCCTCTACGGTCTTGGCGATGGTGGTGAGGAGAAGCTCTCCCTTTGCGAGTAGGTCTTGTACGTCCTGTGCTGTCATTTCAGGCTCCTAAAGATAGATTTTTGGTCCGGGTGCGGCGGGTTAGCTTACAGGCTTCGGGGCTGGTAACTTCGCCGTACCAGTCGGGTCGAGGGTTCGAAGGTCATTCGCCAGAGAGACCAAGGAGTTGAGTGAAGCAACGAGCTTCTGTTGCGCGTCGACCAGTAGGTTTCCGGTGGTGCCGGCTGTCGTGAGCGCATGGTAGGAGGCGAAAGCGTCGACCGCGGTGTCCTGCGCGTTGCGCGCTGTCTCGATAGCCGTCTTTACCTGGCTGGTTTGGGGGATGGCGTGCGCGTTGTAGTCGTGTCCGACCTGATCGACCACTGCCTTCGACGCGGAGAGTGAGTTGAAAGCAGTGCGCTCGAAGCTCGAGCACGCGAAACCGGGAAGAAAGAAGCAAATCGCGGTTAGGACAACTACGGCGGAAAGTTTACGAACTGGGTTCATCGTGGAGGCTCCTTATTGATTGCTGCTGCTACAGTTGCCCGCGGTGATACATCCCGCGTTATTTCGTCTCAGCGTCCCCCGCCTTTTTGATGACGACCGATTCCGCCGTAATATTCCCGCCATCCTGCGGAATGTCCACTCCCTTAGCCGTAGCGGTGTCGCCGGCCTCGAGACCCGCGAGGCTGACTCCGGGGAGGGGAGACTTCTTCAGGAAGAGGAAAACGTGAGTTGCGGTGGGGATAAGAAGCATCTTCGCCAGGTGGACCTTGCCCTCGTGGCTGAAGTTGAAGACTTCGGGCATGGCCAAAGCTGCGAGAGCTGCGGTCGCAAAGTTTGAGATAACCGTGCCCGCTAGAGTTACAGCCCAGACCTTCTTTTTGGACTCTGCCATTGAACATCCTCCCGGTAAGCGCCGGAAGGATAGCATTTCGCCCTAAAAATGCCAGTGGAAATGCTGTGAGAGCCACTTGAGAGCGCCCGCGGAGCCCGCAATACTCGCAACAGCTACGATGGTTTTGCGGACGTTGTCCTTCTTACGCTCTTGCCCGTCAATGGTTTTCTCTTCGTGCTTGTCCTGGCCGATGTGCTCGCCGAGATGAGACTCAACTTTACTGAGAAGGTTCATCCATATCGTTCGATCCTCCTCGCGGGCTTGGAGGTTCTGCCGGTGGTAGTTGTCCCGGATCTCTTCAGAGGCTTCTATACGCCCCTCGATTCTCGAGATACCGGATGCAGTGGCGGAGTTAGCTGTCCGGACTTCTACGAGTTGCTTCTCGAGTCCTTGGACGGTGAGCTTGAATGGTGCCAGTTCCAAATCTAGGTGCGCTTTGAAATCCTTGAACCTCGCGGTAACGATGGTTGACACTAGCTCCTCCACGTCTTTCTTTTCCATCGCGCTAACTGCTCCTCTCCGGCTCCGTAACTGGTTAGATGGTGCTCTGGTCTAAGTCGTGAAGCCGGGGGTTTTAGTTAGCGTTCGGGTCTATTAACCGCGGCAGTTCTCTGCGAATTGAATCAGGTACGTCAATGGAACACAATCTTGAACGGTCCACCATCCTTGATCGGTCCTCCCATGGGGATATGCGGCGGAGCTGCAATCACATTTACCGTAGCATTTCCGTGGATAGCGCCAATAGTTGCAGTCGCGGTTCCGGAGCCGATAGAGTCCGCGTCCACCTGGCCGGGTATTCCACTGTCCATGTGGAAGGCGCTTCCAGTGTTAGACCAGACTGCTACCGCCGTGCAGTTGCTTACAGATGAATCGGAGTAGGTGCAGGTTGCCGTGAGCTGGCCGAATGCTCCCACCACAACGCTCATGGGGCTGGGTGTCACGGTGATAAACGAGAGAGTTGGTCCTCCGTTCGGATCGTAGGCGCCCAACGTCGTAAGGTCCGTCCGTAGGGTAAACGGGCTCATCAGCGGGTCGACCGCGTTGAAGCGAGGAGGGTAGTAGCAGGTTTCGCCCTGGCACGCGCTTGCAGCTCCGACCGCGGGGGAAGTGAACGGTGGAACGAGCGAGGGTTGCTGAATCGGATAGCTTGAGTAGGTGAGGAAGTTGGGAGCGGTCCATCCGGTAACGTGCCCGCCAGAGCCAACGATAGGGTTGATATTGCCCCAGTCGGAAAAGTGCGGGATAAGGAACCAACCGTTGGTTGAGAAGGCGTTCGGGTTGGAGTCGAAGTTGCCGGCAGGAGTCACAATCCCGCCGAACATATTTGTGGTGTAGTGCGAGATTTGGTGGGCGTTGACGTTCAGCAGATTGCATCCATAGTCGCAAAACGTCTGCTTGGCCATGGGGATGATGTTGTTCTGCATGTAGACTTCCGGGTAGTACTGAGGCTGCATGAGATACGAGACAGTCTCTCCGACGTCTTGAACGAGCAAGCGGGTGTCTTCTACGAGTAGGTTCTGTCCGGACTGGACCGAAGACGGGTTGGCGTACTCGAGCGTGTTATAGGTAATGAAGTAGTTCTGGGACAGGTTCTCCGGGAACCATTCCCTGTTCCATCCCCCCACAAAGTAAGGCTGATAGGACCAGAAAGAGTGCGTCATCTCGATTCCGAGCGACTTATAGACGTTCGGGACAGAGATAGCGTTTCCGATGAGGAAGTCGGTGCGGTTGTGCTCTTCGACTAGAGCGGCGTAGTAGTCGAACCAGTTTAGATTCGTCGATCCATCGTGAATCGCCTGACAGGCTGGAGACACAGAGTAGTAGGTTCCGCAGTTCCCGTTCCCGTTCAATCCCCAGTACTCGTCAGCGTTCAGGAAGTTATAAGCGTCCTGATTCTCGGAGTGCCCGCCGATAACTGAGCCCTGACGGTTGGCGTCGTTGGTGACGAACCGACTGTACATATGGAAGCTGCGCGTTCCACGGTCGGAGTACATTCCCGTACCGAGGGAGCCCGAAATAGCTCCATCGAGCAGGTTCAGACCGTCCCAACTCCCTAGCGCCTGCTTGTAGAAAGCGTGTGCCGTGAAGGTGGTCGGGTAGCCGTAGTCTGAGAGATGGTTTCCTTCGGAGAAGGTGTCGAGGACGCAGTGTGAGACACCGTTGTTTTGACTGTTACAGTCGTCGAAGATTCCGTTGGAGACTCTTTCAAGCCGGTTGCCAATCATCGAGTAGTTCTGAATGGCGTTGATCGGCTTTATTCCCGTCGCCTCGCCCCACGGCTGCAGCGTCCCATCCTGTACGGAGTAGTAGACGTAGCCCTGGTTGACGTTCCGGATGTGGATTCCTTCGATAGCGATGTACGAGAAGGGCTGCGTCTGACCGGTGGGGTAAAGCTGCCCAGTGGTGTCTATGATCCCGAAGACGTTGTAAGGACCGATGACATATTGAGACGCCCATGAGTTGTAGGTTGCATGGTCCGCGTCGATGACGGGAAGCTCGCCGGTGGTCTGGTTCGCTACTCCGCACATGAGGAAGGCCGGGCGTTGGTCGGTGAAAGGTCCACCCGTCGGCTTATTGAATTGCACCTGATTGTGGTACGCGGTGGGGTTTCCGCCTACCGTGTCATTGTTCCAGAGGCGGAGAAGGACGGGACCGGTTGGGGTAATCGGGATGCTGAGAAGGTCAGGAGTGGGGCTTCCGGGCTTTCCGATATCGAGGATGCTCCCCCAGGTCACGCCCATCACCGTGGATCCAGCTCCGGTATCACATGGCACTTGCTCAACCCTGTCCGTGTTCTGGGTCGGTGGAGAGCTGGCGGAGACCCATACACTCACATGGGCGCACGCGCTAGGGCTGGAGTCGACCGCGGGGCAGGCTTTGAATCGGTAGAGTCCGGAGACGGTGCCGGAGTAGAGTACGGCTTGCGGGTAGGTTGCAAACTGTAACGTCGCGTCTCCGCCCGCGGGAGCCGATTCAATGGTCCAGTTGACCATTTGGTTGACATTGCCCCTCACTTGCGCGACGAGTGGGACGTAGCGGTTCTTATAGATCGTGCGGTATCCCGGAAGCGCAAAGGCTTTGCCATGGAGCCCGGCATAGCCTCCGCCGTTGGCTGCGACCAGATACGTCATAGTGACAGACTTGGTTGGGTCGTCTACAGAGGTCGCCTTGAGCGCGAACTTTACCGTGGAGTTGAGCGCGAACGTCCCGAGGAAGGTGTCTCCGGTCCATGAGCCGGTGCCTTCTACGGGTCCAATCGTGAACCGGACTACGCCAGTGGTCGACGTTATGACGGGCGCGGAGACGAAGCCGGTGTCCTGTGTGCCGTCGATGGACTGGAGCTTGTAAGTCTCGGTGGTGTTGGTCCCGGTGTTGACTATCTCCCACTTGATTTTGCCGCTGCAGTTGGTTCCGCTGTTCTTGTTGACAGTCGCCTGGCCCTCGGTCTGCGGCGTGGTGTCGGAATCGTTGACGTTGACGATGAAATGGTTGGCGTCGACGATGCCCGTAACCGTGATGGGCTGCGCGACGTGGAAAGCCATCGGCGAAGAGAAGAATCCCTGCGCGTAGAGAACGTCTCCGATGGACAGACCGTGTGCAGTCGCCGTCATCGTCGTACCGGATGGGCTCGCCTGATAGGCCGTAACCTGCAGGTTGGCGCACCACGTCAGTACGGGAATCGTGCGCGTCGATCCCGGCATGACGATGGGTTGATACCCGAATGCGGAGGTGGGGAGAGCGTACACCTGTTGCTGGTTGGTGATGGCTGGACGTGCCTGCGCGAATCCGAGAGCGGCCAACGTCCAAAGGAGTGCAACAGTTCCAATCTTCTTCATTTACGAGGCTCCGAACTTGGGTATCAGGTTGAGGTGTGTACCGCCTCCCGAGTCGATAAGGAATCCGGGACGTCCTCCGGAGTAGGAGGCGTCGGTGCCACTGGCCGAGGTTCCAAGGGTGACGTCGCGGCATGTGATGGTGGTTCCAACGACTTGAATCTCGTAGACGTCGCCCGAGGTGCCGATTCCAGAAGCCGGGCATCCACTAACAATCAGGCTTCCAGAGCCCGCCGTGAGCTTGTACACCTGGCCGAGGTTGATGATGTAGAGGTAGCCGTTGCCGGAGAGGTCGCCGCGGACGATAGGACCGGAGACACCCGGGGTTCCCCCTACGCCGAGCTGAGAGACAATCGCGGCCTTCTGGTCCGCGCTGTAGGTGTTGAGGGTGTCAATGGCGATTCCGGAGTTGTTACTCGGGCTCGAGTCGGCTCCTCCGGTCGTTCCCTTGACTCCCACGTAAGAACCAACCGTAGCCGCCGTGAAGAAGGTTCCGATAGGGTCGGAGTTGAAGTTGATACAGATGATGTTGGTATAGGTTCCCGGGTTGAGGTTGCAGGCGCCGCCGCCGCCGATGGGATTATGTCCCCCAGCGGGAGCGTACTGAAAGAGGAGCAGGAGAAGGGGGATAAGGATCTTCACCGCATCACCCTCCAATTGATCGTCACCGCTCCCGGGGTCTGCGATACGCCTGTCCAGTTACAGACGTCGAACTTTACCGCGTCCGCGACTGGGTACGCTGCGATGGAGAGCCCGCCCGAGGTCGACGGCACATAGCCGGTGACAGCCGAGATGGAGCCATTTGGAACCCACTCGAAAGCGTCGGTGGAGAGTGTTCCTATGGCTGTCGCCGTTGTGCTCGAGCAGGCTCCGGAGGAGATAACCGAGGTTCCGAGCGCCGTAGAGTTGGCTGCAATGGTGAGGGTGATGGGGTAAACGTTGCCCGCTGCATCCTTGCTGGCCAGTCTTCCGCCGCTTACCGTAGTGGTCGCGCCGCCTGCTGCCGGCGTGGGAGGCATGACGTCGCCAGAGGTCGCGCGATCGTACTCGGTGTAGCTGTTGACCGTGCCATCGGTGCCGTTGAAGCTCGGCGCATAGATGGTTTTGCTCGAGCTGTAAACGCCTGCCCGGGTAACGTTGTAGTCGATGAAGCCGGAGGCGCAGGTATTGGTCCCGGTCCACTGCATGATGAAGCCGGTCGTTCCGGTGCCGCAGGCTGCGCCGCCGCCGCCCGCGTAGTTGGGGATATTGAGAACGGTTCCGATGAGGGTAGCCGCTCCGCTCGATCCTGACGTCGTGAGCGTCAAGGTTCCCTGCTTGCCGTTGAGTTGGCTCTGAATGCTCGAGGTAGCGTCGATATACCCGAAGGTCGTAGGGGTGACGCCGTTGACCGTCTTGTTGGTAAGCGTTTGGGTGTCAGAGGTGCCAACGATGGTTCCCGCGGGAGCTGGGACCGTCGAGCCCCATGAAGCTCCACCCGAGACGACCGGGATACCCGAGCCGCCTGGGTAAGGGATGCCGCCGCCTGAGAGGGATACGGTGTAGTACTGATGGGTCGTCTTGTTGTAGCCGAGCGCCCCCGAAGCTGCGTTGGTGTCGGGCAGGTTCTTGTAGGCTACTGCGGTTGTGCTCGAGGATACGGGAGCCTGGTCGGCGGCAGTCGGGGTTGCGCCGACGCCGCCATTCGAGGGTGGGAGTTGCCCCTTTACCTGCGTCTGCAGGTTGAAAGGGTTCTGCGCCAGTGCCGTTGGAGCGAGAAGGAGAACGAGCAGTAGCTTACGGATCATCGTCTTAGACCGCCTTTACGGTGTGGAGCAGTAGATAGTTGCGGTGGTCGAGATGGGACCGGTGGGAGGGCTGGCCCATATCGGGGTGCGGAATTGATAAGTAAGGGCGTCGCCAGCAGCCAACGCGACGGGAGCGAATGTCTGGACGAGATGGTTGGTGTTTGCGCCGTTCCATGGGAAGTTGAGCGGAGAGATGAGTGCCGCACCGTTCCGCCAGATGGTTACCTGAACGCCTTCCGACGAAGGAGCGGTCCCGGAGATTTGGTTCTGGGTAAAGTCGACGCGGGTAGCGTTGCAAGCCTTGGGAACGAAGTACTGGTTGATAGCCGGGGTCGGCGTGTCGACCGCTACCGGGAGAGAGCCCACCTGATAGAAGTGGTCGTTGGTGACGCTGACCGGTGGCGCCGTCATGGTGATGGTGTAGTCGTTGATCGTCGGGCATCCACTCAACACCAACCCAGTGACCGGGTCCGTCCTGCAGACGTTGGCTCCGTTCACCGTGAGGTTCGGGTGAATGTCGACAGTGAAGTTTTCCGCGTCGGCCGAGATTCCTGCGAAGTGCCCGTCCGGAGCGTTGACGCTGATGAGGGAGATAGGAGGAACGATGTTCCTGTCGCGGCAGGGTGTAGCCGCGCCTTCGCCGTCCTGGCCGGGGTGGGTGCAGTCGACCGAGATAATCGAGCCGCCCACAACCTTACCCGCCGCGTTCTTCGACCATACCCAGTCGGTTACGTGCAGGATGTTGCCCCAAGTCCCACCTACGCCCATAAACGTTGGAGGAATGCCGGTCCCGAGGTAGGGATTGCTTCCGTCCGTCTGCGGGTCTTGGCCTATCTTGTACGGCATCCAGTTCGAGGCCGCGGTGCCCCAGTAGTAGTAGCCCGGGGTTCCGTTGGCATAGAACCACACACCCACGCCCGCGCCCGCGTTCTGCGGATACTTCACAGAACGGGTGAACATTGGACCGTTTCGGCCTGATCCTTGCGCCGCTGGGGAGCCTGCGTATTCCTCGTTTCCAGTGACGTAGGACGCTGTATCCATCTGCGCCGCCGCCTGGTCAACCCCGCTCGTCCACTCGGAGGGGTTGGGCTGAGGATCGGAGTGCATGTTATGACCGGTGGTGCAGTTGGTTTGGTGCTGGGTTAGACCGTTACAGAATGGAACATCCTGAACCCTGAACATGCGGGTTGCCGGGTAAATCCAGACTGGGTTGTCATAGGTGTTCTTCGTCGTGACGGTGAAGCTAGAGCAGCCCGAGCCTCCGGTAAGCATGGTGATGACGTAGGAGGGAACGTTCTGCGCCGGGTCCGGGTCCCAACGGTAGGTTGGTGCAACTGTGCAGTTGAAGCTAAGGTCGGGAGGAGGAAGGGAGCTGAGAGCGCCGGTATAGAAGCTCTGCGTCCCATAGTTTCCGCCTGTCGTCGCCGCCAGCGAGGTAAAGGAGCCGCCAGAACCCGTACCGCTCACCGTTACAGGGATGGACGGATGATTGTTCATGTAAACCGGGAGGCGAATCTCGTTCGAGGCCGCGGCGTTGTAGCTAGGCCAAAGCATGAGTTGTGAATTGGTTGCGTCCCATCCGATAACGGGATAGGTCAAGTAGAGCGTTTCTTCCTGAAAACTTGCACCATTGTCGAAGCTTCGCCGTGGAACTACGCCCTTGGGTCCAGTTGCGGCGTAGCCTACGCCAGCTCCCCAAACGAAAATCTCGTTCGGGTTGTGGGGGAAGTGCAGAGAGAAGGCCGCGCGATGGTTAGCATTGTCTACCGCTAACACCTTCGAGCACTCGTGATTGCCGCTCGGTCCCCACCAGCAGCCCACCGTAACGTTCGGGACAAGCGAGGATAGGTCGTCGATCGTTCTGAAGTTGACGCAGCGGTTAGCCGTCTGGAGCCCGCCGCCGACCGCGTCGGTGGAGTTGAAAGGATCGTCTGAGCCGTAGGTGCCGGTCACGACCGAGGGGCATCCGGGGAGGAATATCTGGCGATCATCAGCTCCGGAGACGACTGCGGCGACGTGGAAGGCCGAGCCGAACTTCGCGGTTGCCGAAGCTGCTGCAGCGGCGTCGAGGTGCATCGCCGCGACACTTCCACCCAAGAGCGTGCTCGAGGTCAGGAAGTCGATGTTGCCGGAGGGAACGAACTTCTTGGAAGTGTTGATGAGCCAGTTGTTTTCTCCAAACGTGCCGCAGACGTTGCCGCAAGCTATGTCGGTAGCCGGGTCGCCGAGGTAGTCGGGGGTTCCAAAGGTGACAACGCCGTGCGGTGCCGTGTCCCAGCCGATGCCATAGAACATACGGAAAGCCTCGAGCGCCTCTTCGAAACCTTCTGTAACAGCTCGTCCGGAGACAACGTCCGTGTGTCCGACCACGTCGCCGGTTGAGTAGGCGTGAATCTGTAGGTTGTACGCTCCGCCAATCTGTCCGGGGGAGCTGGCTTCGATGCTGTCATATCGGAGCGCCGAGTCGCCGCCCTGGTCGGTGTTGTCAGGAAGGTGATATCGGTTGGTGCCATAGTAGGCGAGACGGTTGGCCGAGGTTGATCCGAAGTCGTGACGAGCGTACATGAAGTTCTGCTGCATGTAGCTAACGTGCGGCGTCTGCTGCGGATAGTCGCCGTTGTTGGTCCAGTAGCGGTTACCCATGGCGCCAAGGTCGTCGGATACGGTGTTGTCCATCTTCGGCTGGAAGAGGGAGCCTCCGGTCGAGTCCGCGGCCAGGTCCACCTGAGCTTGAGCGCCCGGACAGTTGGTTGCGTTCTTATAGAGGATGGAGTTGTCCGTGCCTCCGGGAATGCAACCCGTTCCGCCCGAGACGTTGAAGTCATTTCCCGTCTGGACGACGCCGGAGCCATGGATGCTGATGGCTCCTGAAGATCCTGATATCTGAGTGACGACGCCCGCGATGGTGCCCTGCGTCGAGATAGCCGTTAGAAAGTCACCCGTCTGGGGCGGGGGTCCGAGGATATGGAGTGAGGTTCCAATCAGCGTGTATCCCACTCCGGGTATCAAGTACTGGCCGTTCAGCATGAAGAGAAGCTGGGAGTTGGGAACCTGCGCGAGGGTGAAGTCGGTATTGGAGCCGTTGATTGCTCCGGATACTGGGATAGCGATGAGAGCGCCGGTCCCGCCGCCTCCTCCGCATCCTCCACCTTCGCAAAGCTGGGAGACGGGGATGAGTCCAATTTGGCCGGGCGTAGTGCCGTTGATCGAAGGAGAAGCGTAGACGTATCCGGGAGTTGCGTATGCCTGTGTCGCAGCAACGCAGTACGGAGGTCCATTCGTTCCTGCTGGCGAGATGGGAACCGCGAACGCCTGACTGTTGCCGCTCGAGCACATCGGGTTGAGAGAGGGGTTCTGCGTCCATGCGATCGTGCCATCGTTCGAGAGCTGGGAGCAGACGTAAGGGTAAGGCGCCGGGTTCGAAAGGTCGTTGTACTGCGCCGTCACGTAGCAAGCCATGGTGGGATAACCCTGGCCGGTTGCTGTTACGTTGGCGTCGACGCGGTATCCGTCGTAGGTGAAGTTCGCGGTGGTGATGTTGACTAGCGGAAAGGTGTAGATCGTCGACGCGCCGCCCGCGGTCTGAACCTGCATCCGATAGCGGGTGTTGGCCGGGCTCATGGTCCCGGGGTTCGGAATGGTGGGAGGATAGCCTCCGACATATTGAACCGCGCCATTCTTGACCGGGATAGCAATCGTTGCCGTGGTCGCGGAGCCACCCTGCGGGGTGTAAGTGATCGGCGTGTCGCTGGTATCGGTGACGGTAAAGAGGAGCTGACCGTTGGCGAGGAGCTTGAATTGGTTATCGTAGACGTGCGTACCGCTCACTGTCACGGTGGCCTGTGCTCCGGCTGCGTAGGAGCAAAGGAAGAGCATTGAAAAGAGCAGGATACGGCTAGCAGTCCTGAGATATGGTCCCAACGTAAGTCTCCCCGCACTCGTTTAGGCGCGAAATGCGGGGAGAGAATAGCATTTTGGCTTTTAGCCGCTATTGCCGATTTTGGTGTGTTACGAGACTCGTGCTAGACGCTTCTGCGCACGAAGAAACGCCTTCTTCTCGCTGCGGTTCGCGCCCGGGACGTTGATAAGCTCGGGCCGGTAGAACGTTCCGCTTACCCGGTGGACGACGAGCGAACGATCACTGAAGCGGATAAATCCGTCGAACAGATTGGTGGGCTTCTCGAGCTTTTGAAACTCTGGCTTGTAGTGCCAGCGCATGAGTTTGCGGGTTCCGCGCTGGTCCTCTTCTTTTGGCTTCAAGTGCTCGGGTGTCTGTGGGTTCACTGGTTTAGGCTCCTTGTATTTACGTGTTATTACACTCTACCGCCGAAGGTTCGGCGAATCTTGGTCTCCGTCTTAGCTAACTCATTCTTTACTAGGGCGAGTTGCTCCTCGGTGAGCTGCTTGGTCACTTCCATGCTCCGCTGAATGACCGAATCCGCGAAGGTGACGACTGCTACAGCCTCTTTGATCTGGTTGCGGAACATCCAGACGACCATATCGTGCGCGAGCCGGTCGCACTCCTCGTCCGTGTAGAGGAAAGCTTCTTCGAGCTTCATTTGCAGAAATGGATGAACTCCCATGCGTCTACGCCAAGGCCGCTCGTCACCCTTCATCCTGCGCGCGAGGCGTTCCTCCATAGCGCACATGACAAGTGGGTGCATCTTCGGCAATAGCGTCTCGTAGTTGTCTAGCTCTTTGCTTCGCATCATGCTGCTACCTTCTTTTTGCTCTTGCTCCTCTTGCGCGGCGTGCCAGGGAGACGAGGTTCTGGTGGTCGGGGTTGCGTCTCGACGGGCTTATCGAGCCTCGGTCGCCCGGTAGACTTCCCGTTTCGCTGCTTGCCGCCTGATACGTGGACAATCGAGCCGAGAAATTGCTCACTTGGCTGTTGTGGCTTCGTAAAGAAAGGAAGATCCCGCTTCGTATACGCCTCGATGGCGCACATGAACCCTGCCGCTCGTCCGCAAACCGGGCATAAAGGGGCTGGAAAACCGTCGATGGTGCGATGCCCTCGCTCGAAGATGCCACATTCAGGGCATCTCCAACGCGAGAACGTATATGGAGTTAGTTGTGATGCTTCATTGTCCAAGGGCCGAGATTCCTCCGAAAACCAGAGAGTCCCTACTAGGCAAATGCCGGAGTACCGAGGTGCGCCGGCCAAACGACAAAGCACTGCAATTGTCCTTTGTTGTAGATAGCAACCACGTCCGGGTCCAGCATGACGTCCCGGATGATCTTGCGGTCGGCTATCGAATCGCTTGTGGGGATGATTTGCTTCTCTGCGGGTCCAGTGACGTAAGCTAGCGTCATCTTTACGCCGAGAGCGGCAATTCGGGCTATGGTCGACGGATGGAGTCTGATTTCGTCGGTTGGGAGCTACGACGGGAGCCTGAGCGCCGCCGAATGCCGTGGTTGGCATCTTGCAGCCCTTGGTATCTTCCTTGATTCCGTCTGGAAGAGCCGCGGCGAGGGTCCGAGTATTCATCACGGTGATCGGCGTCACGACCGGAGGAGTCGCGTTTGAGACCATCGCAACCTGAAAAGGCCGGGTAAGCTGCTGGACGAAGATGCCCGTCTTCCCATCCATCACGATGCAGCCGTGAGGCTTGAGCGTGTAGGCAACAGTATCGCCGGGAATGGTGTAGGTTCCACCCTCGGGGAAGCTTAGATATCCTTTGAAGGCTGGGACGGACTGCCATCCGACGAGGTTTCGGGGCTCGGCGTGGGCTGGCTGGGGTAGGCTTTGCGCTCGTACCATTCCACTCCCGAGGCAGTACGCGAGTGCTCCGGCAATTGCGGTGACTTTCCAAATACGCATGGGTCGGCTCCTGATAAAGACTGTGCTAGTCCCAAAAGCATCTCGTTGTAGGCGTATATGTCGTCTGGTACTGCTGGATCGTCGAGCACTTAGCGCCTCCTGAAGATATGGGACGCGCCCATTCTATCCCCAGATTGGCTTTTCCTCTTAGAAGAAAGTGCAACAGCTACAGCCTGTTTGTCCGCTCTAGCCTTGCCGAACTTGGCTTTTGTCGCCGCGTAGGTCTTGCCGGTATGAAACTCGGAGATGTTCTTCGATACGATTTCTCTGCTGACTCCGGGTAAAACGGGCATTCCATCCTCCTTTTATCGCACCTGTGCGCCAGGTGCCAAGCGAAACCCTTTCCCAGTCGTCGACGCGGTCGGCGGAGCTGGGGAACTTGTTGTAAAGGTTAGATCGGACCCGTAACTCGTTCCTACGCTATTCGTGGCAAATGCCCGGATGTGATAGAGCGTAGCCGAAGACAGCCCGGTAAGCGAGGAGCTGAAGATGCCGGTTCCTGTTCCATCGCTGGTACAGGGCGTCGTTGGGTTCGAAGTCGTCGCGTAGCATGTACCGCGCGAGGTGACCGACGCTCCACCATCCGATGTGACGTTTCCTCCTGCGCTCGCCGTCGTCGTGGTGATACTCGAGGCTGCAGTCGATGTGACGGTAGGCGCTACTGGGGAGCCTGAGACGAACTGAAACGCTCCGCGGTCGGTGGTGAAGGTAGTTCCCACCGCGTCTAGATCGAAGGGAGAGGCGAGGGATATGCGATTGTTCCAGTTGGCCGCATCGCTTGCGAGGGTGAAATCCCCCGTCGAGGATGCCGTGAAAGGGTTTGCGGAAGCGTTATCGCAGACGTTCGATGTTCCAGAGGGGCACGACGCGCCCGATGCCAGGTAGGAATTCCGGTTTGAGGTGAGCGTACCGGCTGTTATCAAGTCTCCAATGACCGCATCGCTGTACCAGATGTTGTTCTGGACGGTGAACGTGCCACCCGTCTCGCTGTCGATCCCCGTTTGCGCGCCCGATGGCATGAGCGCAATGGTGTTTTGGCTCATTGTGACGTTGTTGCACACGAAGCCGTTGATACAGGCTAGGAGCCCGTTTGCCGCCGGGAATGGAGGCGTGTAGCCGGGAGTGTTCCAAATGATGTTGTCGTAATACTTGTATGGGCCCGCTTCGGTCCCGCCGCCGCCAACCCATGCCATGATGATGGCCGTACCTGAGAGGTCGCGGAAGACGTTGCGCGCTACGATCATGTTGCCGCTGTCGCCAAAGCTCTCCAAGCATTGACCGTGCGATGGGCTTCCTCCCAGCGTCACCTGATTCCGGAAGATGTAATTGTCGGTGAACGTGAAGTTGCTGGTCCCACCGACCACGACGCAGACCGCGCCAAAGCGGTGAATGTACATATGCTGCAGCGTGGCGCCCGGGCTGTTATCCGCTCGAATCAGGTAGTTCTCCGTAGTGGCGTTACCCCCGCCGAGATACTCGACGTATTTGATAGTGAAGTTTACGGCGTTGCCACCATCGCTGATGCCGTCTGTCCCGCCTCCGGAGGAGTTGTCGATCTTGATCCCGCAGTCCGTGGGGGTCGTGAGCGCCGCCGTTGGCGATGATCCTACCGCGCCGCCGCATCCCTGCGCCGTCTGCTGGCCGTTCCCGTTGATGATGAGACCGGCACTCAGGATAGAGAACATCCGGTTTGTGGCGAATACAGCCTGAGCCGAGCCCATGGTCGCCGCGTTCCAGCCCGTCGATGTGCAGTTGTCGTAAGTCTGAGCCTTGCGAATCTCGGTCGCGGTCGTTCCTGCCTGGTTGAAGGTGTAGCTCCCGTAGGTTCCGTCGGCGAGGTAGTAAATGTCTCCGCGGACGAGGGTTGCGGGTATCCCAGTGAAAGCGTTGTTCCAGTCTGCTCCGGTGTGTGATCCAGATCCCGCAACGGTGACCACATGGCAGGCTGCTTGAAGAGGAGCTGTCAGCAGAGAGACGATGAAGAATAGGAAGAGTTTATTCATGGTTTGAAGGCCACTGTCATCGAGGTCCAAGAATCTGCGGTTACCGCATAGGAAAAACTGGGGGCTGTGGTTCCCGCAGAGGTGTAATCGAAAAGACCCTGCTCCGGGGCGCTTCCAGCCGAGTCGTAAATGTAGCTCCCTACGTTCGCCCAAGCTGTTGTGTTGTTCCACATGCCACACCAACCTATAACTAAGTCTCCGGTAGCGGTAAGCGTCGATCCTGCTCCCGAGGCGCATGGAGTTGTCGATCCATTGGCAACCGCCGAATTGCTTGTATCAATTGCCGAGGGGTTGAAGTTGAACTCCGAGATATTCATATCCAGAAACGATTGCGTTCCAGAGGAGGTCATGGAGACTGTGAGCGTCCCGGTTGAGGCTGGCTCGCAATACCAGCTCTGCATCGCTTGCGGGTTGGCTGGGGTGTTGAACGTCTTAGCTCTTATCTGGGTCCACGCTGTTGTCCCAGAGGCGACACAGTTGCCTCCCGCGCTGTTGACGACAGTGGAAACGGTTTTAGCTGTTGAATCATCCCATCGCGCGATAAGTACGAGGGTATGGTTTGCCGTCACACTCGAGTTGTATGTGCAGGTTGAGGTTGTGCCGGTGGTGGAGTTACATATCTTTCCCTGGGTGAATAGAGAACCTCCTCCGCCTGCTGGTGGCTTTCGTCGCGCATAGATGATTTCTTGCCCGCCAATCGGCCAAGTCGACAGCAGCATGAGTAGGACGAACGCCAAGGCTCTCATCAGTAGGTGTACTCCACAATCATGGCGATAGAGGTTCCGGTAAGGGTTCCGCCCATGGCTGGCGTGATGCCGGTTCCGGTCGTCCAGCTCGCACTGGAGACGGTTCCGCTGGAGCTGTAGGCGTAGGAGCTACCGCAAGTTAGCGCGCCCGAGAGGATCGTCGTTCCCGTTCCCGCGCTTCCCATGGTCGGATTGACGGTTGTGGTGTTCGAACCTACGCTGCTTCTGCATTTGACCGCAGTAATCGTCCGCGTCACGCCTGAATCGTTGTAGCAGGTGTTGTTAGAGACTGCGTCATCGCCCGAGGTGAGCGCGAAGGATGTTCCGCTTCCTCCCCAAGCCTCGGTGCATGAGCCTTTGCTGTACTGCGCAGCAAGCTGGGTCGCCGTTACTGTATTGTTGGCCATATCTGCACCAACGATCGCGCTGATGGTCACTTGCGAGATGTTCGACGTAGGCGAGGCGATATGGACGATTCCCGCCGTGGTCGTGCTCGGCATCTGCCAGCCATAGCCCGTAAAGGAGGCCAGAGCCGGGCCGATGATATGGAAGTTGTTCGCTACCAACGTAGGAACGGTTGTGTTGCCGACAAGCTGAAGCACGCCCGGATGGACACCGTCGCCTGCAGAAGCGATTCCGCCAGATCCCGAGTAGCTAAGTGTGGTCGCATCGTCGCTCAACCGCGGATTGCTCGATACGGCTGTCCCGCTCGATGCGTAGTAAGCGAATTGATTCGCTGTCCCGGAGTTGACCGTGCCAGAGCCCGATACAGTCGCCCATGATGGAACGCCCGAGCTGGTCTCCTGAAGGAACTGGGTGCCGCTCGCGTTCCCTGCCAGGGTGACCCACTGGGTTCCGTTCCAGTAGCAGACCGAGCCCGCCGTCGATGGTGTGCATCCGGTAAGCCCTGCCGCGGTGCCGGTCGTGTTCTGGTTGAGAGTAGGAAAGTCTGCAGCGATAGCAACCGAGAGAGCGCCGGTCGTGGTCGTATTCTTCACGATGCCGGTTCCCAAGGTCGCCCAATTCTGGTTTGTGGTCCCGAGGGTGAGGGTTGCCGTGTTCGAGACACCTGTGCCGCCGCGGGCCTGCGCCAAGGTTCCAGTTGAGAAGTTGGCTGCATTCAAGGCGGTGATAGAGCCTCCTGCACCCGAGAATCCAGTCGGCGTGATCGAAGCTACGCAGGTTCCAAGGTTGTTAGGAGCGGAGCAGAGATATCCCCACGTATTCGCGGACTGGACGTAATTGGCGACGTAGCGAAGGTTGGAACTATTCAGACGAAGAGAGATGAATTCAAGGTTGCCATTGGTGGAGTTGTCGACTCCGAAGGCAAAGAAGCGTGCCGCCTGGTCGGCAGTGAGCCAATCGAGTACGGTGCCGCCGCTCCCGGCTGTGGGAGCTGTGGTCGCTGGACCCTGAACGAGAATCGCTCCGGTGAAACTGTTCTGCGGAGCATTTATCAGCGGAATATTGGACTGCGTTATCGAGGTTCCCCAAGCTGCTCCGGTCGAGACGGGGACGCCAGCTCCCGGATAAACCATCCCGCCGCCGCCTCCGCCGCTGTTGGTAAAAGGAACCCAGGCGGAGCCATTCCATGCGTAAAGCAGCTCCTTCGATGGGGTGTAGGCAAGCTGGCCGGTCGATCCTGAGCCCACAAGTGGCGTCCAATCGGTTCCAGATCCCGAGGGACTGTAGTACCCAGCTATCGGGGTTCCAATAGCTAACTGCATCCAGAGCGCGAGAAAGACACCGAGTAGGGGATTCATGCCGAGCGTTGAGCCTCCATGAGGGGCTAGAAACGCAGGAGAGAATACCTTTTACTCGTCAAATGTCATGCAGGGAATACGGCTGGTTACCTTTTTGTTCCCCCGGGCTGTATCCAGAGCTTCGTCATATTGCCCGCCTTGTCGTAGGTCCAGACGGGGACGCAAGCGTTATCATCCTTGAACCCGTTCTTCGTGATGAGGTCGCAATATTCCTGCCGGTAGGCAGGATGCAGACCGACGCATGCCGGGTCCAGATAGTTAGGATTGGCCTTGTACGAAGCGTTGCAGTACTCCATGACCTGCTTCGCTCGGGCCTTGGCCTTGCGTAGCCTCTCCTCCTTCTGCTGCTTCTTCTTCTGCCGCTCCTCGTCTTCCTTCTTCATACGCTCTCGCCGGGCGTCCCATTCGCGTTCCCAGTCCAATGATTCCTGAGCCTTGATCGCCAGCATCGAGAGCAGAGCATCTTCCATGGTGATGTTCTCTAGGTCGATGTGACCGTCGAGGTCGACGCTGAACTTCTGGACGGTGCCTCCCATGGTGAAGGTGTAGGAGGTCATATACCCTTTCCACCCGCTCTCCGCGTCCGGATACTGCTTCGCTTGGTGCTCGCGATAGGACTTGAAGATGCCGAGAGCGTACTCCCGAGCGTTCTTCGGTGGGTCCGGAGCAACGTAGGGGTTGATATCGAAGACGTCGGTTGACTGCTGCAGGACACATTTTCCCGTTTCGTAGTCATTGACATATCCCGAAAGGCATCCCCAGAAGAAGGAGCCTTCCTGCTTCTCCGTCTTAGCGGAGGGCCAGACTGAAGACTCGACAAAGCCTAGCGACCGCAACCAGTCATAGTGCTGCTGCTCGATCCACATCGTAAGCTCGTCCTCAAGACGCCAAGGAGCAAACTCAGCCGGGATAGAGCGGAAGCGATTCGTCCCGTAGACTCCCTCGAAAGAGCGCGGAGGAGCATCCTGAACCTCGGAGTTGCCGCCGCCGAGCCTTCCACCGTGCAACCAAAGGTCGTTCTGGTCGTAGTAGCGCGGGGTGTCCTGGCCGAACGCTACAGCTATCGCCAATATCAGGATGGCGACACAAAGACATACCTTGAACACTCCAACCCGCCAGATCATTTGCCACATAGTGTCTCTCCGCAGACGTCGAGAAGCGCCAGATCGCGCCCTATCTTGTAACCGGTAGACAAACCTAGCAAGAGCAGACTAACGACCAAAACCAAGGTATGTAGGGTCGTCCGCTCCCCTCCGGATCGCTCTACGGGCCTTATATCGAGCGGTCTGTCGATGATTTTGCGCATTCCGTACTGCTCCCGCACTCTGAGCACTACCTTGACGTCATTGCGAACGGTCGCCATTTCAGTACCCTCCTGGGGTGTCATCTGCCTTCTTGCTGGGTGGTTTGAAGCCGAGCACGCGCCCTTTGCTGGTCTCAAGGGTCCATGCAATCTCACTCATCTCATGGAGAGCTGGCTTGGTGCGGTCGTAGTACCGGCTGCAGCGCGTCACCGAGTCTTGAACGATGAATGGCCTGTCCGAGTTGCAGCGAACCTCTTCTCGGCCGGTCTGCGTCTGGTAGGAGTGCGCGTAACGGCAGGTGCGGCATAGATTGACGTCTGAGCGCGGCGTGCCGTTGTGGATCTTGAGGACGATGGGGTTGGAATAGGGCTCCATTGGCGTTCAGCCTCCTGTCACTTCTTCAAATAGATCGCCCAGGCTGGTTATGTCCTGCAAGCACCGCGGGCTGTGCTCGAGGTGAAGGCGGGGCTCCCGGACCAAAGCGGAGCAATAAGGGCATTCGAAGTAGGAAAGCTGACCCCTCGAGAACCTGGCATCCACGTTGACGCCTACCCAGATGTTTTCCGGCTTGATCGTGAGGGGAAGCTCGTTATACCAGTCGTGATGCTCGCGCGCCGCGGGCTTCTGCGGCGTCCTGTCGTTCCACTCCTGACCTTCGTATGCAATCGTCATCCTCGTGCCTCTTTCGCTTGAATCAAGAGCTTCGACTCGCGCCAGGCTGTCATCCACCGACGCTCTACGTCCGCATCCACCCGGTTCATGTTGTCGTTTTGGCCGGCAACTGCGGAATGCTGCGCCATGATGACGAAACCGGCGTAGAAGTCACCAAAGCCGACGATGTAAGCCGCTCCACGCACCGTCTCAGGGAGCAACGGAGGCGTCACAATGGGCTCTCGCCGGTATCCAGCCTCACAGGTGTCGTCCGGAGTGATGCCGCCGCCGCGGGGCTTGAGCTTCGGTCCAAACTCGCGGAGCTGGGCGAATAGCTCGGCCAAGTCCTTACGCGCATCGCTCTGCCACTGCTCGTCGATGGAGAGCGGTTCTACCTCACCAGCCAAAGCGAGGATCTCTCGCGGGGAGGGGAGAAACCTCTTCTCGAGTACCACTCGTGCCAGTGCCCTTTGACACGCCTCGGGGGACAACCGAGAGAGCGCGAGGGCGTAGAGGGTTAGAACTGCGGGCGTGATGACTCGCTGGGGATGCACCGTCTCCGCTACCTCCGCCACTGCCGCCGTGTTCGCTCTGTGCCCATCCCCTTTCGAGTTCTTCCAGTGCCGCTGCAGCATGGCTTCGATTCTTGCTAGTTCCGGGTTGTCTACCGTTTCCATTGGCTCCTCCGTTGCGTGCTGTCACTGCGTACTTCTGCGGGTTCCGATACTCCGCAGACTTGAACATCCTCGCTTGCCGCTCCCCGGACCAGTACTGCGTCCACCCAGGATCGAGAGCCACTGCCGCGGTAAGCTCCTCGACCTGGCCGAGCATCCACTCCGCCGCTTGAATCTCCGAGCAACGCCGCTCCTTCGCCTCTGCCTTGATCGCCTCGTAGACCGGAGAAATCATGGTTTTCCTGCTCTTGACCAGCCCCTCGGTCCAGCCGCACGAGATTCCAGCCGGAGCTGAGAGCGCGATACGTACAGCGAGGGATTGGTGCTTGAGGCGTTCCCGTTCAACACCATCGGCAAGAGCTGCAGCCGTTTCGAGAGACAACTCTGGAGGAATTGGGGGCGCTGGCTTCCCTCGCGTAGAAGGTTTTCCTAGAGCTTTTTGGGTAGGTAAAGAAGTACAAATACTATCTTCATTTTCATCTTCAAGGGGGGTGGTAACCGTACCGGTTACACCCGTCGAGGAAGGCCGGTTACAGTCTTCTTGTATTTCCATTGACTTAGAGGAATCACTATCAGAAGAAGAATGGTCATTAGTCTGATTTTGACGTTCCCGGTAGTCGTAGACATTTTTTCTCTTGCGGGCCCGCTGGACGTCTTGCTCGACGAGGCGGGGGGAGTAGATGGTTTTACCGTCGCGTGAGATGCCATTGAAGTCATCTATCTCACGGATTGCCGCAATCGTTTCGTCTACCGTTATTCCCAGTCGACGGGCGATGTACTCGGTGGGGGCGGGTTTCCCCCCAATCTCTAGGTAGCCGTAGCGGCCAGTAGAGTCGTGCATAAGCATTTCTAGCCTCATCCAGACCCATTGAGCCATGGGAGAGGCGCAGGACACTTCCATCTTGTAGAAGTCTCCGGTATAGAGCAGGAAGGCGGGGACGTTAGGCATGTTGGGTGTCTATCCCCCGTTTCCTCGTCTCATAGCCGCGTCCCTTGAGACCGCCGCCAATGAGAGTCTTCTGGTTGCCTACCCTGAAGCCCGATAGATTTATCAGGATCGCTCGGGTATCCGGAGCGAGGGATAGGAACTTCTTAGCTCCGCCCATACGAAGGATTCGCCGGGACAGAAGATGGAGCTGGTAAGGGGAGAGGTTGAGGGACACGACTTCAGGATCGGTGAGGAGGGCGTGTGTCGCTTCGGCTAAAGCAATCGAGGGCTGACGTCCGGGCCTTCTCCGCGCTGGCAAGTTCTCTACGATCATCCCGGGCTTTCCTTTGGCTTATTCGTGCGGGGCGGGAGTCAGAGCCGCCAGGAGAAGCATCTGACAACCCGCCAAACCGTCACGCCAATCCTCGGTAGCTAATCGAGGCGCTGCTAAGTGGGCAGGACTCGGAGTTTACGCGGGGTTTGTTAGGTAGGCAACATAGGAATTGTGGAAAACCTGTGCGTAATCACAAATGACAACACCCCGCCGCGTATACCGGGCAGGGTGTCAAGGTAGCGAGGAAAGTGTCAGATAAGAAGGAGGATGACGGCTAGTACTCGCCCTCTCTGGCGATAGAGGCTATTGCCGTCATAGATGCCTCGCTTATTTTTCTTATGGCTGCTGTCTGGTCGGCTGATTCGTTGGTGTTCTCGACGACAACCCACGCAAAGTGTTTTGCTGCCATCCTTACAACGTTTGTCCGCTCTACTTGCTCAGCCATCAAGGCGTGATAGTCGAAGATCGTGTCTAGGTTCAGCATTGGAAGACTCCCGGGAACAGATCGCACGATAAAGCAGCTCAACAGAGTGCCGAAGAATGTACGCCGGGATATTCGCGGATTGCAAGAGGTTTCTGTAGACGCAACAAAGCCCGCCTAAGCGGGCTCCGTGCTCAAATGCCTGTAACTAATAGTCTCGCGAGGGTTGAGTGCTTCGGAGGGCTCCCTGCCACCGGGCCAATGATCCGATAAGAGAGCACCAACACCCAACCCTTGCGAGCCGAGGAAAGAATATCATGTGTGTCAAATGGATAACGGTAGACAAAATTAGATAGATGGGTGTAGAGTGTTTCGAAAGACAGAAATGTCTTAGCCCATCGGAGGGGCAAATCAAATGAGCCAATGGACCAAACAGGACTTATTAGCTATCCGCGCTCGCGAGCGTGCGATTGTAACCAAGGCGCTAGAGTGCCTTATTGACGCGGGTTATAGCGTGCGTGAGGTCGACGCAACCCCAGTCGCAGTATCTACTCTCGGCGAAGCTATCGAGATGGCCAACGGGCTCAAGCCTGACGGCTCCACCCTCGATATCTTCAATGTCTATCTTCGGGAAGCTGGCGGAATGAACCGCGTCGGCTTCGTTCGCTTCTCCTACGGCATAGGGACCGGAGCGGGAGTGATCGAGGACTACAGCCTTGGAATCGAGAGCACTCTCAAGCCAGCTCTGAAGCTGGCCGACTATCTCACAGGTCAACCGCTGGCCACCACAACCCCCAGCGAACACCCGGACGACGTCGAGGCTACCCGGGAGGCTGCTTTCGATATCGCCGAGCAGGCTATTGAGCCCGGCGAGAGCTGCGAGTGCGAGTCTGAGGCTTGCACCTGCAAGGCTGATTGCAAGTCGACCGTATGGACGACGCTGCGCTCGGTTCGCGTCGGTGGGTATCGTCAGACGCTTTGCTGGCGCTGCATCACCTCCGCCGTCTTCTACGCCTTCACCAACAACACCTCGCTCATCATCGCTCCCGCCATCCAGAAGGGAGCCCCACGGTGAAGGTGCAACGGCTCGTTCACATGATGAAGCTGGCGAGAATCAGTCTGCTCCACGCCGACTGTCACCTCGAGAAGTACCACCGTCCGCAGACACGCCTCAAGGTCATTCGTGACTTTGAGGCTGCGGTGCAAGAGGAGGTCAACTTTCAGGATTCCCGGAAGATCCTCGATACCGCGTTCAAGGCTATCGAGGAGGCCGAGAAGCTCGCCGTGACCTATTTCAACGTCAACCAGACGCGCAACCTGGCTGCGGCCGAGCGCGCCAACACCCGCAAACAACAGAAGGAGGTACGGTCCCATGACGCAAATCTCTAATCGTAAGACCGCGCTCAAGGTCGAAACATCAGCCGAAGTCCGGGTCCGCGGCAAGATGCGCCCGGTCGTCCTAGAGTTCGATAGCCGTGGCTTCGTGGTCTACATGAAGCTCAAGGGGCTCCGCCAGAGGCTCCCCGTCGACTTCGTCACCATCTACCAGTCTGCTTGCAAGATCGAGGCGCGTAGGGTTGCCGCCGAGAAGGCCGAAGCTAAGAAGCTCAAGAAGGGAGCCCGCTAATGGAGACCTTTGTTATTGAGTGCGAAGTCTATGGCGGTATCACCGGGCGCCGCTCCGGGATGCTCAAGGACGCGGACGGTCAGATCATCGTCTACACCGACCGCGAGGAGGCTGAGACCGAAGCGAAGAGGCTTCGTGAGGCTGTCCGCTACAACACCCGCGCATCTTTCTCCTACACCGTAGTTCGGGGAGGTCGCTAGCCATGAACCTGAAAACCTTCAAGGCACTTCGCCCGGGCGCAACCTTCACCCAGTACGACCACCGCGGCGAGAATCTCGGAACCCTCCGGTTGGTCTATAACGGGCTCCACTTCGCCCGCATCATCAACGAATACGGCGTAGAGACCCGGCTGGAATTCAGCCGGGCCTTTGTCCGCAAGCTCATCGAGGGCTTCGGGTTCACTCCCGAGGCTGTCTCCTTCGACTATCACAATCAGGCTTGGGTGAAGGACGGGCGCTATGTCCGTTGCGGTCACCCTGGCGACTCCTGCAACTGCTACGGCAGGATCCACGAAGGCGAGGAGGCAATCCATGCGGATCATCAAAGATAGCGAACTGGCAACGATTCTCCACTGCATCCGGTTCTATCAGGAGTTCCAGACCAGCCAATATGGTGACTGTCGCCTCGGATGCTGCGACCACTTCGACGATGCCGACGAGCTTACCCTCGCCAAGTTGGACGAGCTGGCCGAGTCCCTGAACCTCGACAAGGTCGCTCTTCTCGACGCAGAGGAGGCGCAGGAGGAGGCGGAGGCGCAGGAGGAGGAAGCCTGCGACTGTGGCGAGTGCGACGAGTGTATCGAGCACCAGCAGGGGCTTGAGGAAGATGCCGCTACCGACTTGGAACTGAACAAGGAGGCGTTCGGTGAATAAGTGCAAACGCTGTGATGGGGTGGGGCGCATCGTGCGCACCCTCCCCAGCTCCTTTTACAAGTGCGGCACCATCACCCAGGCGATTACCTGCCCGAGCTGCTTAGGCACCGGGCGCGTGATGCCTGCACCACTGGACGATGCCAAGATCGCCGCGAGCAACGATCGCCAGAGCGCCTACTACCGCGAGCACGAGGGAGAGCCATGGGAAGCGAAGTCCTAAAGAAGCTGATACCAGCCCTGCTCCCTGTCATGGATGAGCGCGACGGCGAAGAGCCTGATGACATTCCTTGCATGTCTGCCGATTGTATGCAGGGAAACTGCGACGGATGCACCGACCCAGAAGGTAACTGCTGCGACTGCAATTGTCATTTAGGAGTGATCGCACGGAGGACACGATGATAGGACAAGCACTCTTCTACCTCGACACATGGGCGCAGCACAACCCCGCGGGCCTGCTGATGGCTGCGGGCCTTGTCTTCTTTCTCGCTTTCGTCTTCACCGGCACCGTACGCGATGAGAGGCGCAAATGACCCTCCTACAAATCATCCTCGTTCGCTCCATGGTCGGGCTGCTGCTTCTGGTCGTCGTTCTGGTAGCCATAGATATGTTCAAAACTATCCGGGAGTACGAAGTCTCGGAGCTAACCCGCAAAGGAGGCAAGGATTGCCGCGACCACCATCAACCCTGACCCAGAAGCTATGGGCGCGATTCTCGAAGCTAGAGGAGCGCCAGATCGACCGCGAGTGGGAGGGGAAGTACAAGAGCAGAGCTGACTATCTCCGCCACATCATCATCAACCGGCCAGTTGTCACCCAGGAGGAGACCGATGCCGTTCCCGAAGACAAGGGATGAGTTGGTAGCAGCCAAATACAAGTTCAGCAATCACTCTGTCTGTCGTGGTTGCAAGGAAGAGATGGAATGGTGGGAGACGCCGACCGGGCGCAAGATGCCATTCAACCTCATGCAGGACGGGAATTCCCCCGCCATTACCCACTTCACCACATGCCCGGAAGCTGACAGCTTCAGAAAGAGGTAAATCAATTGGCACCCACCAAACAGCAGGAACCCGATATCTTCGGACCCGGAAGCGAAGAGGGTTCAGAAGCCGTTCTCCCGTCAACCACTGCGCTCGGCCAACTCGAGGAGAGCGCGCTCAATTCGCTCATCAAGGCTGCGAGGCAAGCGCCGCGGTCTATCACCAAGTTCCGCGAGGAGCTGAAGGCCATCGTCACGACCAGCCCGGAGATTGCGCAGCAGATGACCTACAGCCTCCCGCGTGCCGATAAGCAGCTCATTGGACCTAGCATCCGGTTCGCTGAAGCTGTGATGTACTGCTGGCGCAACCTGGCCGTCGAAGTTCGACCGCTTGAGGTTGGTGATGACTCGGTCACCGCGCAGGCGCAGATATTCGACCTTGAGCGTCTGTCCCGCTTCGGCTGGAACACGAGCCGCAACATTACCGGCAAGTATGGACGCTTCAACGCCGATATGATTGGCGTCACCATGGCCGCGGCATCCTCGCTGGCCTACCGTAACGCAATCCTGAAGTATGTTCCCAAAGCTCTCTGGATTGGTCTCTGGGAGGAGTCGAAGCTCGCCTCGGTGGGCAAGATCGAAGCTATCGGAGCCCAACGCGACAAGGCAATCACTCACTTCAACAACGCGGGCGTGACTACCGTCCAGATCCTCAATGCTCTGGGTATCCCGGGCGTCGAGGACGTCGGTGTAGACGAACTGGTAACCCTCCGGGCTTGGGCCAACGACCTGAAGGATGGCCGGCAGTCGGTCGAAGCTATCTTCGGCTCCGTCTTCGATGAGGAGATTGAGAAGACGATGAAGGCGCTCGGCTGGAACGCGACCAAGCAGCGTTTGAGCCGTGAGAACTTCGCAGGCAATCCCGAGGGACACGTCCAGCACCTACGCACCGAGGCGAAGAAGCTGGGGGTCGAGGTCGAACTAAAAAAAGGAGCGGAGCCGTCGCGAACGGAGACGGCTGGACCGACGACCGAATCTCAACCTGCCTCAAAGCAGGCTATTCCTGTGGAGGAGTCAAAGCCTACTCCTACCGCTGCGCAGCAGGACACGTCAGCGGGCGAGATGTTCCCCTCGGAGTCGGCGAGTACCCCATCTGCCCCCTCTGCTACCACCTCTGGATCGAAGGCGGAGCCATCACAGCCGCAGGAGAAGAAGGAAGGAGCGCCGCGCCGTCGGGCGTGGTGATCGACTAGCCATGGGACTATACAACTTCAAAACTCGCTTCGTGGAGCCGATACGCAAGGGTCTCAAGACTCACACGATTCGCGGCAAGCGCAAGTATCCTGCGAAGCCGGGCGAGACGTTGTACCTCTACTGCGGAGCGCGTCACCCAGGCGCGTTCCGCATCATCGAGCCCACCCTCTGCACCAAGGTTGCCGAGATTACGTTCGACCAGAACGGAGCCATCCTCGTCGAGGATGTAAAGCTCTCTCTGGACGAGTGTGAGCAGCTCGCGCGCAGGGACGGATTCAACGATCTAGCCGAGATGATGCAGTTTTGGGACGGGCGCTTTCCGTTCCTTGGCGACATTATCCACTGGAAGCCCCCCGCCTGTCCGGATTGCGACGCTGCTGCAAGGTTCGCGTACTCGGACAAGACAACTGCTGGCTTCTTTCACGACAAATGTGAGGTTCACCGTGCCAACCCTAGTTAGAACCATCACCTACACCGGGCCGCAGGAGTGGCTGGATATGTGTGTCGACAATGCCTTCATCTCGCTCAAGCAGGAGGTAGGCAAAGGCAAGTCGATCACTTCCAAGTGGCGCGACGTGAAGGCGCAGCGCCGAGCACAGAAGCTATCCGACGCGCAGCGCCGAGACTTCTACCTCGCCTCCCGCGGAGGGCCGCAGCCGCGCAAGCATCCACTACAGAAAGCAGACGAGCTATGAGCCAACTAACTAATCTTCCACCAACCCGCCAATCGGACGTCGAAGTCATGGCCTGCCCGCGGGGCTATGTCGAGATTGTCCTGAACAAACGTCGCTTGCCCGCCTCCATACCATCGGAGCGCGGGCGCGACATTCACCGCGTCATGGCTCTCTACTACGAGCATTGCGCCAAGCTCCGCGTCCGTTCGGACTGGAACTACTTTGACCAGATCGCCGTCAACGTCGGTCACGACGACGCCGGACCCATCCTCGACGGCATCCGGGACTTCTACGAGTGCGAGTGGGAGCGGTTCTACGCCGCCGAACTGACCATGGCGCTCACCGAGGAGTTCAACCCCGCACCTCTCTCTAAAGTCGAAGGCATCCCCGGAGTGGAATACGAGGATAAGGACGGATGGGCCGCTTACATTGGCACACTCGACGTCCTGTTGCTGTCCGAGGATGGGGAGCGCGCCAAGATTCCGGATTACAAGAGTCACCCTGCCATCTTCGATGCTGATACCTTTCAATCGGTCGAATACTCTCTCTTCGTCTTCAAACACTTCCCCAAGGTGAAGCAGGTAACGTTCGAGCTGAACTTCGTTCGCTACCGCAACGCGGTGCGCGAGATGACCTACAAGCGCATCGACATACCCGATATGGAGGCGCAGCTCAAGCGGGCGCGGGCGCAACAGCGTTTCTTGCACGAGAACCCGGACCAGGCAGTCGCTCTCCCGTCGAAGACTTGCACCTATTGCCCGCTGGCGATGGACTTCTCTTGTCCCATCGGTGAATTCAACGAGTACACCACCCTGTCTCTTCCGGATCGCGTGAAGTGGATGGAGTGGATGAGGCGCATGGGAGCGGTCAACCGCAAGATCCTCAAGGAATGGTCCGAGGTTCGCGGAGCAGTCACCTATGAGGACGGGCACGGTCGCAAATACCAGTACGGGGAGCAGACGGTTGAGGAGACCCGCTTGCCGCTGGACCAGTCCTTCCTCAAGATCATCGACTCATGGAAAGACATTTCCGGAGAGGACTTGCTCGACGGTCGTCTCGCCGTGTCGCAAACCAAGGTCAAGAGCTACGCCAAGGCGAAGAAGCGCGAAGGGTTGAGGAAGATGCTCGACGACTCCTGCTACGAGCGCGGCACGAAGCCTAAGTATGCGGTTCGGACGCCCGATGAAGGTGTCCAGACCGACGAATACAACGAGTGGGGAAACGAGGAGGGGTACTAGGATGCAGACCGACCGAGAAAGAAACTCTATACGCGAGCGCAACCGCGAAGGACGCTAAACCCCTCTTCAACTACCACCAACAAACACCGGAGCCGACACATGCGAATCAAAGAGCTACACCTGAAGAACTTTCGCTCTCACGTAGACACCAAGATCAAATTCAGCCGCCTAAGCATCTTCCGCGGTTCAAACTCTGCCGGGAAGTCTTCCATCGAGCAGGCTATCGAGATTGCCCTCGCCAGTCATGCCCAGGGAACCACCGCAGACGGTAAGGGCTCGGCCGCACTGGTCCGGCTGGGAGCCAAGCGCGCAGATATTGGGCTACTCCTCGAGCAGGACGAGGATTCCGCCCGCCGCCTCGAGGTTGTCATCAAGGAGAGTGGAGAGAAAGCAAGTCTCATCACAGATCCTAACGACGAGAACTATGCGTTTGGAGCTGAAGCCCGGGACCGTCTCTATGCCGACCGTCACATCCTTTCTGCGCTCGTCAATAACCGCTTCTTCGTGGAGATGGACGACGACAAGCAGCGCGACTTGCTCTCCGCCATCATCTTCCCGCTTACCTACGAGTGGCCGGAGTGGTTGAAGCCCGCCTCAAACCGTACCAAGCTCCCGATTGACTGGATGAAGCCACCCATCGAGGTCATCAAGCAGGGTTACGAGCTGGCCTACAAGGCACGGACGGGAGTAAACCGGGCGCTCAAGGAGCATCGTGGACCCTCGCCTATCAACGTCGAGGAGCCGGATATGTCGCTCGCCGAGATAGACGAGCTTCTGAACGCACGCAAGGACGAGTTGCGCTCGAAGCAGCAGGACCGCGCCGGGATACTGGCCGGCGGGGTCGACCACAAGCGTAAAGCCCTCGAGCAGCGTCTCAACCTGGCCATCGAGCGCCATGCCCGGGCCCAGACCGACCTGAATTCGCTCTCCGGGACCATCCTCTCCGCCGCCGCGCTCAAGAAGGCGCAGTCCGGAGCCAAGGGAGCCAAGCGCGCTCAAGAGCTGGACGTGATGATTGCCCGCCTCTCCGCCGAGCGCGAACTAAAGAAGCGGGCGAAAGACTCGGTCCAGAAGGTTGGCGCTACCTGCGAGACGTGCAAGCGTCCCTACACGGAAGAGGATCTAGCCAACATCGCCGCTCCCATCCTCGATGCGTACAACAAGATCAACGAGGACTACACTGCCGCGGTCGACGAGCGGAAGGCGCTCGGTAACCCGCAGGGGGACCAGAAGGCGGTAGAGGAGCATGAGCGCGCCAAGGCCGAGCGGGAGCGCGCAGCGGGGCTCCTGGCCGACGAGGAGAAGGCGCTCCGGGCTGTCCAGAAGGACATAGATATGCTCGGGGCTCCGGCATCGGCTCCCAACACCGAGGCAATAGACGCGGAGATTGCCGACCTTGAGGGACGCATCGCCCGCGGCAATCAGGTACGCGCCGACCGTCTCGCCTACGACAGGCAGAAGCAGGATGCCGCGTCCTCGGTGAAGCAGAAGGCCGGGCTCGAAGAGGAGCAACGCGAGCTTGAGAAGCTGGTCAAATACTTCGACGTCGAGGCTAAGAATCAGATCCTCGGCGAGAAGATTGGCGCTTTCATGGCCGATATGAATAAGGTTCTCTCCTCGTGGGGGTATCGCTGCCAGCTCGAGTTTGAGCCCAAGTACCGGTTCTCGATTACCTTTCGCAACTCCGACGCGGAAGAGATGACTGTGCCCTTGGCGTTCCTGTCGAAGTCCCAGCGTTATCGGTTCGCTACGGCGTTTCAGGTTGCCCTGGCCGAAGTCTCCGGCTACGGATTCGTCGTCGTGGACGAGGCGGACATCTTCGACCACGCGGGTAAAGAGGCACTCATGGAGATGCTGCTCGACTCCAACCTCGAGCAGGCGATTGTGATGATGACGGATGAGCGTCAGGAAGCTCCGGTTATCGACGGCGTCCGATTCTTCTACTGCGACGACGTCGCCCAAGAGGGGATGATTCCCACGACGAAAGTGAGGGAGCTGTGAGACCAGACGAGACTAAGCACATGAAGGATAACGACCTCGGCAAGGGATACACGCCGGAGGTAGCCGAAGCAGCCAATAAGCAGCTTCTCCACGAACTGGACGAGATTGCCGTCCGCTACGGGGTTCACGGCTTGTTTTGCGTGACCATACTCCGCCTGGAGGGTGACGAGACGAGGGTGCGCGGGGGGATGGCGATAGACGGATGTATGCAGCACATCGCCAGCTCTACTGCCCGCTCGATCGCCGAGAGCTTCACGCCGGAGGGGTTGGAGATATTCACGCGGATATTCCTCACCCTGTCCTTAGAGCGGTTCGTTCGTGAGGTGGGTCCGAACATGGAGCCGCACGAGCGCAAGCGTATAGAGGGAGCCCTGGCGGTAAAGAAGGCGCAGCTTACACCCGAAGAGCTTGCGCTCCTCGAGACGGCGGGGAATAACAAGTGGAAGAACTGACCGAGTTCTTTCCGCCCGATACACCCGTCCCAGCGTTACCCGATGCTGTTGTCCCGCCTCCGGAGGTAGAGGAGGCGGGAGACGCGGAGGAGCCCGAGCTTTGCGACCGTTGCGGAGGCTCCGGCGAGACGCTGGATTTTCAGACTTGCAGCTATTGTTCCGGGAAAGGGGTTCGCCAATGAAGAAGACACCGCAGCCGCGAGGGCTAAAGATGTGGGCAGTGATGGCGATGCGTCAGGGCTGGAAGAAACCGCGCTTCCTCTGGAACGCGGAGCAGTCTAAGCGCCTCGATATCTACCTCAGCAAGGTCGGGGCCATGAAGAGGCGCAACAACCTCGAGGACTGGAATATGGAGTTGGTCGTTGGCTACACCGACAGCAGCCACAACACCCCGAAGACGGTCAAGGTCGACTGGATCGTCGTACCGGTCTGGACGGAGACGATGATTGGAGGACAAGATGGCCGATGAAGTCAGCGGAGAGGAACTTATCCGCAGAATAGTAGGGAAGCTTAGACAGCAAGGCTTGCCTCCGGATGACTCCAAGATTATGCAAGAGTTGCGCAATTTACGTGATGTGCGAGAGGTGTTGAGATGGCCGATGAAGTGAAGCTGCCGGAGCCTACTGAAAAAGAACGAGAGGCATATGCTCTCGCCGCTATTCGTCAGAGGATAGCGAAATGGAATCGTGACGCCCTAGATGAATGTCGCTTCGGTTCGATGGACACGTACAGCGGAATGGTCGCGGACCAAGCCCTTATGGATATAACCGCAGCCCTTGAACGCGAACAGGCGCTACAGGCCATTCACAAAATAACTCTGGAACGCGAAGCGGAGTTGAGGGAGCAGCGAGATGAGTACGAACGTTGGTTCAAAGAATCCGAGGCCGCACGTACTTGCGTGACCTGCAAGGGTCTAATTATGGCCCCGATGCAATGCGGATACTGCATTGAGCATCTACGGGATACACCAGAAGGAATGCCGGAACGCCCAGTGACGCTAAACCTGAAGAGCGAGGTCGAATCGCTCGAATCCAAGCTGCGGGAGACGGAGAGGGCGCTGCTTATAGTATGCGTCGGTTTCGGACAATCTTCAGAGCGTTGGCTTGCGCAGGCACGCGCCGAGCTTCAGAGGGAGGGACAAGATGGCCGATGAAGTGAAGCTGCCGGAGTTGGATGGAGCGGGATGGACGGGGAAAAAGTGTCCTGTATGTAAAGGTGCTGGTGATGATTGCGCTGCTTGTGGCGGAACTGGAGATGAATACTCCAATGAACACTGTCGCAAGATGCAGCTCCTAGCCGCCCTTGAACGCGAACAGGCGCTACGCGGTCTAATTTACAACTTCTCGTTTTGGGCGAAGCGCCTACTTGAAGAAGAGGATGCAGCACAGAATTGCGGTGATCACTGCCGAAACTCTTGCAGATGGTGCGGACTAAGAAATTCAGTTGAAGATATTGGAGGACAAGATGGCCGATGAAGTGAAGCTGCCTATCAAGCGTAAGGACTCGCTGTATCAGGAGTTCTATTTCGCCAACGAGGTCGATGCGTACATGGCCGCATCCCTTGAACGCGAACAGGCGCTACGTAAGGTCTACGACGAAACTCGGGAGTCCAACACGCGATTGATGATTGCGTGGGGCGAGGATAAAGCTGCGCTCGAAGCCAAGCTGCGGGAGACGGAGAGGGCGCATATGAATGCAGTTGGCTTGCTACGGGTATGGAATCCGGGACCGGAGATTACGGTTGACGGAAATATGGATGCCGCACGCGCCGAGCTTCAGAAGGAGGCCAGCAATGGGTAAGCCGCGCATCGAGCTTCCGGACACGCTCTGGAATGAGGGAGCCCTCGTCACGCAGTACAGCTCGATCTACTCCTCCATGCGTACCCGCGCCAAACCGAAGCTCTGGAAGACGGGCATAAAGAAAGGCAAGATCCGGGTAAACGGCTTGGATAGCCTCCCGTTCACCCGGGACGAGCTACTGCTCCATGGGCTCAAGCTGCTCGGCGGTATGGGAATGGTTCGCTGCCCCTACTGCGTCGACGTTGGCAGGAACGCCCGGCTGATCGACATACGCACTTGCAAATGGGACCACTTCGTATCCCTGGCGCAGGGTGGGACGTGGGAGCTGTCGAACCTGCGTCCCTGCTGCCCAGATTGCAACAATCTAAAAGGAAAGATGAGTTACGATTTGTTCACCGCGCTTATGTCCGAGATGGAGAAGTGGCCAAATCAGAACGACCGCACCTACTTCTACGCCTGTCTGCGCAGCCATGGTCAACTGATGCAACACCGCAAGGATGACCAGAAGGAGCGCGAGAAGGCCGAGCAGCGCAAGAATCTTCCCCCCCCACCGGCTAAGACCCGTAGCCTCGACTTTGACCCGTTCTAATCAACCCACCAAAGGAGCCCCACCAATGTCCGAAGCACAAGCCACTATGCCGCAGTACCAGTCTCACAAGAAGGTTCACGCGCTCAAGATAGCATCGGTTGAGCATCTCGGTTGCGACTCAACCACCGACGAGAACGAGATTGTCTTAGTCGGCTTCGAGGATACCCGGTTTGCAGATCGTCGATTCAACCTCCGCGGCAAGCCTATGCCGGTCGTCGGAGGCTACTTCGTCCAGTACGAGGATGGATACGAGAGCTTCAGCCCGGCCAAGGCCTTCGAGGAAGGGTACACCTTGCTCGAGGGTGCAGTGCGGGCCGTAGTCATCGCGCTCTTCTGCTTCTTCACCGCAACCGGCTTCAGCCAGGAGGCCGACGCTCAGGCGAAAAAGGAAGCCGCGGGCCCGCCTAAGCTGTCCATTACCGAGCTGCAGCGGACCCAGATCGACGCAGCACAAGCGCATCTCGGAGAGATTGTCGCCCGCAAGCAGGCAGAAGCCACCCGGGAGCAGATGCCCTACAACGACATTCTCAACAAGGTCGTTCACGAGGTACTGGACAGCAAGAACCCGGAATTCTACTGGGACGCGAATAAGGGTTGGTTTGCTCTGAAGCCGAAGCAGCCAGGAGCAACCATGCCTCCGGCCGCACAAGCGCCAGCCACCCCTCCACCACCCGCAGCCGCTCCGCCTGCCGCAACCCCCGCAGCCGTAGCCCCACCGAAGAAGTAAGCGTACAGCCCTCCCCAGAGCTGCCCAGACCAAATAAAGGAGCCCCACCTAATGCCCGCAATCGACTTTGCGCCAAAGACAAAACGGGTCCGTCTCAGGGTCCACAAGACCGACCTAATCCGCCATGCAGCAGAGACGCGCAGCCAAAAGCTCGACGTGTCTATCGTCCTCACCGAGGGTGACGACACTATGACCGGGATGCCGGAGTGGATTCAGGTAGCCTATGAATCCCTCATTAAAGAACGCAACCTGCAGAAGTACATCAAGTTCACTCACAACTTTTCCAACATGGCTATCGACGTCTTCCCAACGCCGAAGGGTCGCCGCAACTTCCCACCCATCATCGACTCGGACCTACAGACGTTCCAGATGGAGCGCGTAGGGTCCAGCGATGCGCCGCAAGTGGCTCTTTACTTCTCCATCAAGTTTCCCGCCCGCAAAGAAGTCTTTGATTGGACGTGGGAGCAAAAGGGGATGGAGTGCTATGCCACCTTCGAGCAGCAGCAGCGGGCGCTCGAGATGAACCCCAAGGTAGGCGAAGGAGCCGACGACCACGAGGAGGACGACGACGAAGCCACCCCGCCGCCGCTGCCGTTCGACCGAGACGCGAAGGTTGCCCAGCTCGCGGAGGATCGCAAGGCGCAGAACGAGAAGACGGACGCCCAGGTACAGGCAGTCGCCAAGAATTTCAAGCTCACCCGCGCCAAATAACCCAGCGGGGGAGCAATCCCCCGCCTCACCCAAGGAGCCCAGCCAGTGAAAGTATTCATTCCGTTTACCGACCGCGTTTGTGTCATCGTCGAGCAGGACACCGCAGAGAAGAAGGACGCACACGGCTTACTCGTCCCGGACGTCGCCCGGGAGAAGCCCACCATCGCCCGCGTCGTAGCCGTAGGCCGCGGCATCGTCACAGCCTCCGGAGCTATCGTCCCGCTGCAGTGTGGCGTAGGAGACCGCATCGTCTTCTCCAAGCACGGAGGAAAGAAGCAGGAGATTGAGGGCGTCGAGTACCTCATCCTCCACGAGTCGGAGATCCTCGGTCTAATTCGTTGCTTGCATACCGGGAAAGATATAAACCAGTTTGGCGACACGTACTGCGTAGACTGCGGTATTGTCTTCGAGCCCTAACCCCCAGCACCCACCCGCCACAGGAGCACACCCAATGTATAAGAAGATCGTCCGCGGCATGGAATCGCGCGACCTGCTACAGCTCGGCGTCAACGAGGTAGCAGACACCGTCAAAGTCACCCTTGGACCCAAGGGACGCAACGTAGTCATCGAGCGCCCGCAGGGTCCACCGCTCATCACGAAAGACGGCGTCACCGTCGCTAAGGAAATCCATCTCGAGGACTACTTCTCGAACATGGGAGCCCAGCTCTGCAAGGAAGCAGCCTCGAAGACTGCCGACGAAGCAGGCGACGGGACCACGACCGCCACTCTCCTCGTTCAGGAGATATTCAACCGCGGGGTGGAGCTGCTGAAGGATGGCGGAAACCCGGTAGAGATAAAGGCCGGCATCGACGCAGCCGTCGCCAACGTCGTCTCCCGGCTCAACGATATCGCCGTATCCATTGAGATTGACGACCCTCGAGTCTCCGATATCGGGACCATCTCGGCCAACGGGGAGCGCCGCGTTGGGGATATCGTCGCCGCCGCCATGAAGGCAGTGGGAGCGGACGGGCTCGTAACCTTCTCCCTCTCCCACAACGAGGACGACCATCTCGACGTGGTCCACGGTATGCAGTTTGACCGAGGATGGGTTGATCCTGGCTTCATCACCAACCACCAAAACGGCACATGGGAGGCGAAAGACCCGGCTATCTTCGTCACCGAGCGCAAGATTGCCAACATGACAACCTTGCAAAACCTGCTAGGACCGCTCGCGACCGCGGGCATTCCCATCCTCATCATCGCGGACGGGGTTGAGGGTGACGCCCTGGCCTTCCAGCTTCTCAACAAGGAGAAGGGAGCCATTCAGGTATGCTCTGTCGACGCTCCGGGCTACGGCGAGAGCCGCCGCGAGTGGCTGGACGACATTGCCACCATGACGGGAGCCTACTTCTTCTCGGAGTCTGCCGATATGAAGCCAACCTCGGCAAACTGGCAACGCGACCTTGGAACCGCGCAGTTGGTCCGCGTAGGCAAAGACTTTACTACGATCGCAGGAGCGCCCGGAGACGCTGTGGTTGATATTGACAACCGCATCGCCTTCCTCAAGCGCGAACTGGAAGAGTCCCACGACGACGGCTACAAGGATCGCTTGCGACAGCGTATCGCCCGGCTATCGGGAGGCATCGCCTCAATCAAGGTTGGGGCGCACTCGGTCACCGAGGCTAAGGAGCGTATGGCTCGCGTCGAGGATGCTATCCACGCCTGCCGCGCTGCCGTGCAGGAAGGTATCGTCCCAGGCGGAGGCGCTGCGCTCGCCAAGTGTCGGGGGGCCGCGCTCTCTGCCGCCTCAAACGCATCCTCTGACCAAGAGCAGGCGGGAGCGGAAATCGTCGAAGCCTCACTCGCCGCTCCTCTCCGGACCATCCTCGAGAACGCGGGGCACGAAAAGGACACTATTACCGACGCGGTATTGGATGTTTCCCTCTCAGATCCAGCCGAGGGATTCGATGCTGCTACCGGGAATTACGGGAACCTCCTGAAGCTCGGCATCATTGACCCGAAGCGGGTAACCCGCCTCGCGCTGCAAAACGCTGCCTCGGTTGCTGGAACCATGTTGACCACGGAGTCCCTCATCGGGTTCATCCGTACACCTGGCACTGGCTCCGGAGGAAAGATCGTGGGATCATCCTCGTAATTCCACAAGACCCCTCACAGGGAGCCGGTGTAAGCTGGCTCCCTGCTTTTTCCTTCCCTGCCAATGGAGACTCAAAGTGGAATCTGAACTTGTACCTGTGTCGGAGCACGCCGAGCGAACCGTACTTGGAGCTATGCTCGTTGAACCTATGGCCGTTCTGGACGGTCTAGCCGAGCTGCACCGTAGCGACTTCTTTTACGACTCCCACCAAAAGATATTCGGGGCCATGGCTGCGCTTCACAAGAAGCAGTCGCCCATCGACATTGTCACCGTCTCCGAGGAGCTGCGCCGCACTAAGCAGCTCGACAACATCGGCGGAGTTCCATTCATCGCCTCCCTGTCCGAGGGGCTCCCGCGAAAGCTGAACGTCGACAGCTACTCCCGCATCGTCTTCGAGAAAGCGCGCCTGCGCGAGCTTATCGGACAAGCGAATGCTCTGCTCGATACCGCCGCGGAGGGTTCGCTCAACCCCACCGAGATTACCGACCGCTTCCAATCCTTCCTGCTGGACGTCGCCAACAAGTCCGGGAGCAACGTCATCGAGCACGTCTCGGAGTTCCTGAACGAGAAGATGGCCGAAGAGGCGATGTTCGAGACCATGAGCGCCGCGGGAGGCATCGCGCCCAGCTCCTCCCGCCTGGCCGAAGTTCTCAGCGGGTTCCAGCGCGGAGAGCTGATCGTCGTCGCCGCACGCCCCTCGATGGGAAAGACGGCATGGGCTGCAAAGGAGGTTTACCACAGCTCCGTGAACCTCGGTCTGAAGACTGCTGGATTCTTCCTCGAGCAGAAACGCAAGTTCATCATCCGGCGAATGCTCGCCCTCTCCTCCCGCACCGACTACACCCGCATCAAGAAGAACCTCCTCAATCAGGCGGAGAAGCGTACCCTCATCGAGCGCCGCCGCCGCATCCTCGAGGCTCCGCTCTGGATGGACGACACGCCCGGGCTCACATGCGCCCGGATCAACGGCAAATGCACCCGCCTGAAGCATGAGCATGGGCTCGATATGATCTACATCGACCAGCTCTCGCACGTTGACCCGTCCGACGTCTTCCGCCCGGGAATGCAGCAGCGCGAGTGGGTAGGCAAGCAAACCAAGGCGCTCAAGCGTATGGCGCAGGAGCTAGACGTCCCGGTCGTCATCTTCAACCAGCTCTCCCGCGAGACGGGGAAGCGGAAAGACTTTATCCCGGTCCTGGCCGACCTGAAGGAATCCGGCAACATCGAGGAAGACGCGGACGTGGTCATCTTCCTGCATCGCCCGGAGTACTACGACAAGGATCCAGACCTGAAGGGCAAGGGTCAACAGATTCTCGCGAAGAACCGCGAGGGTGCGACGGCAACCATAACCGGCGTGTATCAAGGGCAGTACATGCTCTGGGAAGACGAGGCTCCGGACGTCTCGGACTTCGACCAGCAGAGCATGGAGTATTACGAAAGACAATACGGAGGCGAAGTCATCCCGTTCTGAAGCGGCATCCTAGCAGTGGGGAGCCGGAAACCATAACCCGAACCAACCCAGGAGATACAAACATGGCAAACACTCAGGTAAAAGCAGGCGACGTCGTTCGTGCCGTCACCTTCATCGGCGGGGGAACCGGCCGCACCGTCTACGGAACCGTCCTTGGAGTCAACGCAGATCCAGCCCTCGCGGGAGACGACGGAGCCCCAGCCCTTTCCCTCTCCTTCATGGACCCATCTATCCCACTCAACGCTCATGCGCTCGGCGGGCCGCGCTGGCAGGAAGTCTTCCAGCGTCGTTCCGGAGTGCTCCACTCGAGCGCCGCCGCCGTCACCGAAGGCAAGGAGAGCGTCTTCTGGATCGACGTTCTACCCGCAGCCGGAGCCGCCGTATCTCTCCCCGAGGTCACCTTCGACGAGGAAGTCGCTGCCGGGCCGGTCGCCAAGGGCGAGGTTTTCATGGACGACGAGCGGACGGGCCTGAAGGTCGTAGCGGACGGGGCCGGGGCTATGGTGATCGTCGACCAAGACGGGAACCCCTATCCTCCGGATACCGGCTTGCTTCAGAAGCGGTTCGTGACTGTATCCGAGGCGCAAGGCGCGCTCGAGGCGTTCCCCGCCAAGGGAATCCCCTCCCCCGATGCCAATACGCCCGTAGGCGCCAGCACGCCGCAAGGGTTGCCGGTTGATTTGCCCGCTCCGCCCGTCCCGGGAGTGGTTATTGAGGGTGAATTGCCGGAGGAGACCGAGGAAAAGCCCGAGGGAACCACGGAAAACCCGGACCAGCAGGAAAAAGAGGAAGAAAAGTCTGGAGAACCCGAGCCCCAAGGCGTATAAACGGGGCAACAGAAAAAGCAGCCCATATGTTCGGCAAAGGTATTGAGCCCGGGAGACCGGGCTCCTTTTTTTACCGTATGATCGGTCGCCGCTTGAGCGGGATGGGCTGGAGGACGTTCTCTTTCTTGTGCTGCGCGATAACCTGCTGCGCTCGAATCTGCGCGCTGGTCGGGTCGAGGTTCTTTAGAATCTCCCGGATTTTGTGCTCGAGCGGAATCGGCGTAGGCTTCGGCAAGCTCATCACGAGATACTTCGAAGCGTCCCAAGCGTGGTTGTCTTTGTCGACAATGTTCTCGGTGGGGTTCTTCTCGATGAGCTGACGGGCAGAAAGCTCCTTCCTCCGCATGTGCATCAGCTCCCAAAGCAGGTTGGGAGAGTCCCAGGCGTGGAGCCCTGGCTCGCGCCGCCCGGTGTAGTTGCGGCAGACGATGCGCACGGTTGGCTTATTCTCGGTCAGGTTCTTCCAGTGGTCGTTCAGCCTCTCCTCATAGGTCAGATCCTCACGCGGGACCGAGGTAGGGAACGTCGAGAGCTTCACCTTGAGCCCGAGGTCTTTGTAAATCTTGGCGATGTTAGTAAATGCGCCGTCCGCTTGCGCTTCCTTGTCAAAGAAGATGGACGGGTCAGCCCTACACCAGCTCATCCTGTCGAGGTGCGGCATATCGTTCAGGGTTGGAACGTTCTGCCAAATCTCGTTCTTATGGTTCTCCGTCGCCATCTGGTAAAACTCGCCGCAGAAGTAAATGATGCCTTCCTCGTCGACGTATGCCTTCTCTAAGCAGGTAGCGTTCGTCTTGCCGTGGTCGAATCCTCCCACCACCTTCCACCATGGCTCCGGCATCCAGCGCGGGTCCGTGATGACGATAGCGTCTTTGAACATGGAGAGGAGGTCATAGAAGAGCTTGCCGCCGCCGCCGGCCATATCGTCTATTTCCTGCTCGCGCTTCCAGCCGCGGGTGGTGTACTTCTTCTTTTCCTGCTTCTCCCATTCCGGGTGGAGGATACGGTTGCGCTCCGGGATCGCGTCGTAGTGGATGCGCATGACGGGCACGCCGTTGGCTTTGCGCTTGAGCTTGAGACCCTGGCCGAGGTCGACGTAAGTCTGAGGCGGGACACCGTCCAGCTCCGCGTAAACCTCGTCCAACGTCCTGTACTCGAATCTCATAGCTCGATATTATCCAGCCGCCAATCCATGAACCAGCCGATATTCGCGGTCGACGCGAGTACCAGCTTCTTACAGCCGGTTCCGAGCGCAGCGTCGATACACTGCAGCCCCTCCGGCTGGAACGCGCTCTCATCGGAGAAGTAGCCCCATGGGTGATAGGAGCGGATCTTGTCTTTACCGCTCGGCACGGACCAGATAACGGAGCCGTTCTTCCACGCAAACACATCCTTTGCCTGTCGATCGGTGGGAGCTACCAGCGGGCAAGCTGCTTTCAACCAGTCCGGTTGCGTGTCATAGAGACACTTGGCATAGTCGATAAGCTGCTCCGCTTCCTTGTCACCGATGGATTGAAAGACGATTTCGCGCATCGGGAAGAGCTGCGCCTGGCGCGTGAAGTAGGCCACAACCGCCCAGGAGGCCATCATATCCCGCGATTTCTCGATAGCAGATATCGGCTCCCGCTCCATCATCTCGGTCACGCGCTCAAAGAAGGTCCAGTCTTCGGGAAAGGGTTCGTGCGGGGCCGGGCGTCCCTCTTCAACCCAGTGGGGATTGAACGTCTTCGTGTGATGCCTCATCCAATAGGCTGTCGACTGCATCGCCTCACGGATACGCTTCTGGTCAACCTCTTGCGAGATTTCAGACTCCACCTGTCGGGCGCGGGCTCGTTCTTCCTCGCGTGTCTGCAGTTCGCGCCGGGCCATCGCTCGGAGCATCGGTGTTGGTGCCACTCGCCGCAGAACGTTTGCCATGGGCCTAGTTCACTTTGCCGGTAGTGGCGTATTCCTTGAGCTGCTCCTCGGAGAGGTGTTTCAGCTCGTTCGGGAGCGTCTTCGGGTCGAAGGTGTATCCCAGCAGTTCGGAGAGCGTCTTCAAGGCGTCAATCTGTCCGTCGATAGACTCCCGCGTCTCGTGCGGAGCCAGCGATGCAAGGAACCAGAGGCGTTGGGCGATGCTGTCCCGGTTGATTCCCGCCTTGTTCAGCTTCATAACCTCATGGGTGACGGAGCCCTCGAGGAACCTTTCGGTGTACCGCTCCATGTAGAGCTTTACCATCTCGCGCTGCTCGTAGGTCGTACCCTGGCGAGGATCCAGACCCATCTCCGCGACGGCTACCTCGGGAGTCTTGCCCTGCATCCTTAACATGCAATACCGCATCTCTAGGGCGTTGAGCCGAAGAGGCTTTTCCTTCGCGGGTTTGCGTTTCGGTGCCATTCTGTCTACCGAATATAACTCTTCACCTTGTTTTTCTGTAGAGCATTCTGTCTCTTCTTATCCATGAGGGGCTGCAGGATACGCCTCTCCGCGGGGGTTGCAGCATCCATCACCTTGCGCGCCTCGCCATAAGTGAGCCCGTTGAACATGCCCACCGCATAGCTCTCCTCGCCGTACTTCGCCTCTCGGGTCATCTGCTGTTTGGTAGGGAGCGCGCTCGAGCGATCACCATAGGACTTCTGCTCCGCGGGCGTCTTTGGGTCATGCTTGGCGCGGTAGATATCCCGCATGATGCGCTCTGCCGGCGTCAGGTCGAGCCCGGCTCCGGAGCTGGCAGTGAAGCCGAGAGCCCGGGATACCTTGGACGCGGTCGACTGGTTGCCCTGCGTCGAGGTCAACTGCTGATAGCCGATGGGCTTCGGCATGTTGTACGCGAAAATCTCCGCCATCTTCTGATAGGCCGAGCCGTTCGGATCGTAGACGTAGTCGCCGAAGAAGTTCCGGTTGGTTACCGTGTCGATCGTATTGCCCAGCGTCCCAGACATAGAGCTGCGAACGTAGCCCTTGGGATCTTCGGAGGCGTGTTCGAAGTCGCGTAGGCCGGTGGGCAGGGTGAACCGCTCCGGCTTGTGCGTCTTCGGGTTGATCTTGCCGGTACGCGGGTGGACCGACTCGAGCAGCTCGGCGCCTGGCGCGGAGTGTGCCGTCTTGCGATCCTCCGGTATCCACTGCCATGGCCACTTACCGGACCAGTACTTCGAGATGATGGTTCCGAGGATAGCCGTGACCAGCGCCATTCCGATAAGCCACGCCTGATTGTTCCCCACCTTCGGGATGTAGTCCTTTGGCGGGTGGTTCATCTTGCCCGCGCGGATATCCTCGTACATCGCTTTGAGCGGGTCCGCGAAGGATTCGTAGGTCTCCACCGTTCCAGCTTCGACCAGACCACGCCAGTTACCCAGCTTCCACGTTACCGAGCGGAAGATGAATTGGAGCGCCGTCTTGAAGGTGTTGTTCCACATGACATTGGAGAAGTTCATCTCGCCGAAGCGATTCTCGACGGTGTCGACGACCTTGCGGGCAATCTCTCCCTCGGAAATCTCACCGTTGGCCAGCTTGTCGGCGTTCTCCGCGAGTTGCTCGGAAAGCTGCTGGATGCCAAAGCCCCACTTGAGGCGAGGAATGTAAACCTCAAATAGAGGCTTCATCGCCAGATCGTTGAGCGCCGGAGCTGCGCGCAGGACGGCTCCGATATAGTTGCCCTCCTTCGCCGCCTCGGTGAAGCTCTTCATGGGGCTGGCCTTGAAATCCGGGTTCATGCCCCAGGTAAGCCCGCCGTCGAACAGGAGATCGTTGAGGTGTACGGCGTTCGGGTAAGACTTGAAGTACTCCATGCCGCGGGGTGTCTGCGCGAAGTTCTTCGGGTCTTGGATATCGCGTAGGAAGCTGCCGCCCGAGCGCGCCGCGGTGAACGGGGCCGAGATGAATGCCGCGGCCTGGCCGAGTCCCTTAGCCGCTTCCTTGGCGTCCATCTCGCGTACACCCATATTCCAGAACCGTTGGATACCCAGCCCGAGCTGGGAGCCCATAGACTCGAGACTCATGGCGATAAGGTGAAACGGTGACAAGGAAAGCTCGATGCCGGTCGCCAACATCTTCATCTTGACGATGGCGGAGCCGACCGCGTTCTCCCGGATAAGGTCACGCGAGAGGTAGTTGTTGAGGAGGCGCGCATCGGAGTCAGGAGCGTACCAGTCGCCCGCGTGGACCATACCTTCGCCCGAGGATGCCGGAAAGTACTTCTGCGCGATACGATCGTCTATCTTCGCCCAGCCCTCGGGAGCCTTCTCGGCGTGACCGACAAACTTTCTCCGTCCCAGATCCTTCAGGTTCTTCCAGTGGTCTTGCGCGGTGATGTACTGCATCTTCTGCCCCTCGACGAGGGTGAACATCTTCCAGGGGTTGTAGGTGATGGGCTCGCCGCCGTAGTTGATACCCTCGGTGATGTTGTCGAGCGTGGACCGCTTGAGGAAGCCCTTCGCTCCCTCGAATGGACGCCTGCTCTGCCCGGCAAACTTGCCTTTGGACTTCTGGCCGGCGTGCGTGCCGTTGGGGTCCGGAATCACCTTCCAGATCATGCCGTAATAGTTGTCCCGGAGTGCCATGTTGGGCTTGTAGTTCATCATGCGCGTGGTGGTCTGCGCGGATATGTCCTCCATGAGCTGTCGAATCTCGTTCAGCCGCTTCGTCTCTTCCGGTGTGCGGCCGAGCTGGGAGACGCCCATCTTGGCGCGATCCATGAAGGCTATCTGCGCCTCCTGCGGCATCTTGTCGAAGAACTTCTCGAGCCCTCCCTCTATCTGCTCGAGGGAGACGCGATGTTTTTCGCGCTCGCCCTTGGTCTTGAAGAGCGAGTCGAGTGAGTCTTGATTCGCGCCCAGGCGGGGATAGAGGATAGCCGCAATCTGCTTTGCAGCTTTCGCCGTGGTGGGTCCGAGGTCTTTGAGGTGAGGCTGGATATCCTTCTCGTAGAACTTCGCGCCCGCCTTGGCGATGAACTCGCCGAGCACGTCGAGCCCGAACATCGAGCCGCGCAGGGTGACTCCGCCCTCCTCCTCGTCGCCGCCCTCATCGTCGTCTCCGCCCTGGTCCTCTTCCGCTACTACGATCGGTGCCTCCTCCTCTTTCTTCTCAAGCCCGAGACGGATGTTTACCTCTTTCAACTCCTTCTTTACCTGTTCCAGACGGTCCTGCTGCTCGAACTTGGTCGATTGAACCTCGAGCTTGTCGGCACGCAGCCGTGTCGCCTCAATCTCCTTCTTCTCGTCCGCCGATTTGCTGGCGAGGTCGGATTGCCGCGCAGTGATCGAGCGCAGGAGGGAATCCATTGTCTTCTCTGGAGCATCCCAG